AATAGAAGAAATTCCAACAGCAGTTTGCCCAATACCATTAATGGAAAGTTGTCCAGGTGCAGAAACTGTTACTATTGGTGCTGTCCCATAACCAACACCACCATCAGTGAGAGTGAACTTGATCACACCTTTATAAGTTGTTTCAATTGAACAAGTTGCTGCCGCTCCAATTCCACCTCCACCAGAAATAGTTATTGTTGGTGGAATTGTATATCCGGCGCCTGCATTTGTTAGATAAAGTTTTTCGACGGAACGAATACCTCCTCGAACTGTTGTTATTGCAACAGCGGTAGCATTATCTCCAATTTGTCCTGTTGGAGAACTACTTATAGTAACTACTGGATTTGAAGTATAACCACTACCATCATTATTTAAGAAAATTTCTTTAATATATCCAGAATCAACTGTTCCTAAAATTGATGCAGTTGCTGATGCTGTTCTCCCTACACCAATTAATTTTAAAGTAGTAATATACCCTTCTTCTTGAACTTGGGTATCTATTTCCTCAATAGAAGTATCAATAACTTCATCTTCATATTCAAATAGTTCACATTTTAACTCATAAACATAATTTTTTCCTAACTGGTAAAAAGGTTGTTCGTGCTCTACGAATTTAACTTCAAAAATTCTTTGTCCCAATGGGAAATAAACTAAATCACCTTCTCTTGGTCTGGTACTTAAAATTACTTCACCCTCACCACTACCGTCATCTAGTGCTCCTAAAAATGGTGCAATAAAGTCCTCAAATCTTTCTTTTGAGATGGTGATTAGTAATTCATCTCTTAAACTCATTCCAAATTTAGTTAAAATATCTCCTGCACCAGAATATCCATCATACGTATTTACATACGCCTCTATTGAAAAATTATCATCAAATCTAGAACTCTGAACTTCCTCAATTATAGTTTTTCTATTTACAAATTTTCTAGGTATATAAACAACCTCAACACCATACATCCTAAGGTGTTCATTTACTAAATCCTGAACCAATCTTTGTTCAGAAGAAGTTCCTTGTAGAAAAAAAGGATTAAGTGCCATTATCCAATAAAATCGTATGGTGGAAGTTCATAATCCATAGACATTCTCTTCATAATATCATCAATTTCTCTTTCAGCATCTTCATACAATTCTCTACCATTAAGTTCAATTCCACCAGGAAGTTTAACTCCCCTAAACTTAATGAGATTTTGACCCCATTGTCTTTTAATTAGTGCGGTTAGATATCTTTTTAAGAAACTATCATTATATACATTCGTAAACTCATTGGGATTTAAAATTCGATAGCAATCCAAAACAAGAAAGTTTCCGACAGATTGTGCTCCCCATTCAAGATCTAAGTACAGTCTATTTTGTCTTTTATTAAATCTTAATTGCTTGTCTGTTGTGAGTAGAAAATCAATATCTTCTAGATATGACTTAACCATTGCATATTGGAGAAGTTCAACTGAATTGAAATAGTATAAATCATTTAAAAATAGTTGATATTTAATACTAAACATTCCACCAGAAATGGAACTAGTATCAAATTTAAATACCTTTTCAATACCAATCACCGAATCTGGAACTTGAATGTAATTCGAAGACTCATACCAATTAAAAGTAGTTCCAGATGTTGATGTTGCGGTTGTCGTTGTAATTCCAGGACCTCTTGGAGATTTTGATGTTGCTTTACCTCTATTAATATCGTCTTGTGTTATTTGATACTTTAAATACATCCTCTCAACACCATCAAAATGGCGCTCATTGAAGTACTGGAGGGCATCATCAACTAAATCATCTATTTGGTCGTCATCAACGTTAATTTCCAGCACAGGCGCTCCTAGGCGCCTTAGACAGTAATCAATAAGTTCTTGCCTACTTGCTGGTTTTGCCATTTTTTTCTTTACTCTTCAGATTCTTTGGATTTCTTCAACTCATCATACTTATTTTGAAGTTCAAGATTTGCTGCCAAAAGTTCATTTTTTTCTTGAGCAAAATCGTCGGATAAAGTTTGAAGTTTTGCTTCTAACAAAACATTTTGATTTGTTAGTGTTGATAATTTTTGATTATACAAACGCACTAAAACATTAATATCAACTTCACTATCTCTTGTCATAAATCAAAAAGTTCCCCCGTCAAGAGTTGATGTCCAATGTGGCTTATTAGTATATATGGTTGAAACGGTAGAGGGTGTTATTGAAAGATTTTGAATCGCTCCATTATCACCTTCTTTTCTAAGATTATATGTATTTGTAAATGTACCCTCAACACCAATAAGACTTACTGAAACTAATGTTCCACCAGTTTCAACGATACCATATGCACCACTAGTATCTTGTTTGATGATATCCCCAGCAGTTACTGAGATTGAAGATGGTAGTGATAAAGTAACTTTTGTGATAGCAGTTAATACCTGCTTAGATGTGATTACTGGTGATGCTGGATTATTTGTGGAAGTCTGTAGTCCATCAGAATCAAAATATACAACACCGTGAGTGTTAAAATCACCAGTTTGGTAGTAAATACCCTTAACATCAAGATATCCTCTTGTCCCAGTTACATTTCCAGGTGATGTAATTGTAGCATCAGGAATATAAGTCCAAGATCTTGCTGTTGCAGCACTGCCAACATTCGTGCCATCAATATAACCAAAAAATCCAGTCTTATTATTTGCCGTACCTACACCAGTGTTATAGTCAAAAGCAACACCACGATCAGTATTAGTATCAAATGCGTGTGTAATTGTTAATTGTGTAGTTGTACTAATTCCAGCAGTTGTGGTTCCTTGAATTGTAATAATTTTTGTGGTACTATTATATGCTGTAATAGTCGTTATACCACTATTTGGTAATGAGGCACTACCTTGAATAATATCACCAGTATTGATACCAACTACAGAATCAATAGTAATTGTCGAAACACCAGTTGCCACTGGCGACATAACAGTTCTAGTGCTTGTTACGTCACCGATAACAATTATTGGGTCATTAATTGATAAAACAGTCGAATTGACTGAAGTGGTTGTTCCGTCAACATGCAGATTTCCTTTAATAACAACTGTTCCATCACCACTTAACCCATCAGGATATGGATCAATGTATAGAGTATCACCACTACCAGGTAATGTTGATATTACATTATTTTCAATTTTAACAGAGTCAAATATTGATGCTCCGCTAATGTTTATCGATCCACCAACATTCAGATTTTTTTCAATTCCAACACCACCCTCAACTACAAGAGCACCGGTGTCTTTATTGGTAGATTCAGTTATATCGCCAATATTAATTGCTACGCCATCGGCAAATGCCCAATCAGCACCTTCTATTTCAAATCTATTATCAGTCGCTTCATCATATCTAAGCTTTACATCTTTATCATTACCAAAACTTAGATAATTATCATCAACAATATTAACTTCACCAGTTCCATTTGGATCTAAAACAATATCACCGTCAGTGTTGGTTGATAAAATAGTATTGCCATCAAGACGTAAGTTATCTACGTTCCACTGATCTACTTTTCTATTATTATCAAGAACAGCAACTATACCACCATCACTATTTCTTGTATTTGAAACACCAGCAACAGTACCTGGTTGGTGCTCCATCATGGAGGTGTAATAATATCCACCTACTGGATTTACATTATTACCATCATCACCAACATAAACCCTATCTTTATATTGATTAAGACCGCCGTAACTTCCAATACCTGTTACATATGCTAATTCACCCCAATTTAGACTGGAAGGTTTGTTAGTACCTGAGGATCTTTTGATCCTAATAATACTTGCCATTTAGAAATTTCCCCCATTGATGTCTAAATTCTGTGTTGCCCCTGGTGTCAGGGTTAGTGTAGCGTCCCATTTTCTGGTAGCACCATTATAAACAAGAACCATTCCATCAAGTAAATTTGTAGCATTGACATCACTAAGTTCGGATAAAGACAGACCTTGAGCGCCAGCAAGCGAAGATATAACTTTTACAGCAGGTTGTTGCCCTACTCTGACCTTAATTTCTGCCATTTATAAACAGTTCAGGATCTAAAATATATTTATACTTCATCAAATCCAAAAGATTTAAATGAATTGCCAAATGAAGAAACAACTTCTTGTTGCTTAAAATATAATTTCATATAAGATTTTGCAATATTTCTTAGAGTATCTAAACACTCAATATTATCAATTTCGGAAGCAGCTTTGAAATATTCAAAACTTTTGCTCAAATTTTCTAAATTAATTTTGTCTGGATCCATTTGTAAGTTCTCTCAATAAAGATTTAATTTCATCAATATCCTTTTTAAGTTGATCTATCTCAGATCTTTCTCTTTGTTTTTGTTCTTTCAATCTCATGTATTGTATGTATCCAGATTTATCATTATTAAGGATAGCACCAGTATTACGGTCTCTAAAAAGATTATTATGACCTTCAACTGGTACTAAATCCTTGTCAGCATTAGTATTATCAGTCATATTACGCAAGAGCAATACATCTAAAATCTTTAAGTTTTACGGGAGTTGATTCATTTGTAGAAGACATAACAATTTTAATAGCAAATCCATTAAATTGTTCAAGATTATTTGCACTAAATTGATATTCCGAGAATGAATTTGGATTATTTGGTGCTACAAAAGCGTCTGCTCTTCCACTATTCTTATATTGATCAATTACAAAATCTCCAAATCCATCACCATCGGTGTCAAGTAAGTTATCATAACCTGGGAATGGTGTGTAACTTTGTGGAACATCACTTGAATCTGCTTTAAACAGACGATAGAAAACTCTAAAATCTGCGCCTTCCTGTCTATTTGCAGCAACAAGAACTCTTAGACTTGTTGCAGGTTGTGCAAGAGAAATAATCTGAGTAACAAAAACACCACCATGTGGATCTCCATTAATTCTATTTGATCTAGAATCAACTACATAATCTCTAATAGGACTATTAGATCTATTTCTACCAAGAACAAAAGTGGCATTTTGAATATCCATTACTGGGGATAGATTTTCATCCTCAGTCTTAAAGTCAACCTTCAATGATAATGACTTATTGGAAGGTAAAGTTGTCAATCTTGTAATTTCATTAATTCTGGAAGCAACCATTCTAGGTGTAGGATAATGCACTACCGTGTTTAATGGGATAGGATCATAACCTTGATCTAAGAATGAAACTTCAGATCCACCAGCACTAGTTCCAGAAATGGTTCTAAGTTGTGCAGATGCTGTGGTTCCTTTACCTGGTGTAATTATATTAAATTGGGAATCAATAGAACTAAATTGGTGATTTTGAGAAATTCTAACAACATCTCCACCAATAGCTTTTTGTGTAGCAAAATTAAGCATTGATGCACCACTACTTCTATCTGTTGGTGTAGTCCTGTCAACTTCTAAGAAGAAGTTGTCAAGATTTGAACTTTCAGAATTGTAGTAATTTGCTGGTGTATCGTGGAATTTATTGATTCTCATCAAAGAAACTCCACTAACTTCATATGGTTGTATAAATTCATTGGCATTGTGAGAAGTTTTCACAGTTCTGCCCTGTGCTCTACCATCAATAGTAAGTGTTCCAGCATTACCTGAAACTTGGGTAATGGCACTATAAGATACAACTTCATTATTCAATAGGGCATATCCACGACTTGTTGTTATTCCCTCAAATGTGCTAAAGATAGTTGTATTTGCAACCGATACTACTGTATCGTTTAATCCAAATGGAGCAGTTGTAGTAGTTTTTTCTCTATCGGGAAGAACATCAGTTACGTTAATTTTTCCATTTCCACCATGATTTGCATGATTATACTGCTTGATTCTGAAAACATTTCCAGAATATTCATTAGAGATGAGAGTTGATGAACCATTTACGGTTGCACCACTAGTTGTTCTAGAAGACTCTGTGTTTGGATTTGCATAGTAAACAATGGAAGTAGTATTAGTAAAGTTTTCACCCTGAACATTAGTGAGATAAATTGTATCCGTAGTTCCACGTGTTTTAACACCAAACTGAGCTCCACTACCAGATCCAACACTACTTGTAGTTACTCCTAAAACTTCACCATTTACATAACCACTGCCATTACTTGTAATACTATATGTTCTAATAGATCCATTAAGGAATTGAATTGTTGCTTGTGCGCCAGTTCCTTTACCAGTAATGGAATACAAATCAACATTTGTATAGGTTCCCGCAACATATCCAGATCCACCAGCAACTACTGTTGCTACTCCTACTGGACCACCAAGATTTTCAACAATACCTGTAATACTTGGGCTTGATCCCTGTCCAATTTTAGTTCCAGGAACAACAGCAGCATTAAGTGTGCCAGAAATTGGCAATTTCAGTTTTCTTGGTAATGTTTCTATTGGATTGTTTACCAATTTTCCAACGTTTGTACCTCTTGCAGTAATATCAGTATTATAAAATGTTACTGTGCCAGAAGGTACAAATTTTGCTTTATAAAGTTTGAATGTTAAATCTTGGTATTGGCTTGCGGTCCAGATAGTTCCATTTTGCGATTTAAACAAGCTACCACCAATGTATTGCTTAGTAACAACAACATTCTGAACATCAGGAAGATTTTGGGTTTTAACTGTCTTTTTACCCATCGTAGCAGTCCACATCTCATATGCATCAGATGCTGGGGAGAGGATAACAATTGCATATTCTCTTCCCGCTTCTAAGAATACAGGGGATGGGAAACGAATTCTTGTTGGAACTGGTTCTGGTATCGTAGGCTTATCATATCTACCCCAATTTGGATCTTTTAGGATATCTTGCATTTTTGGACCAATGGTTCCACTGTACACATTTTCTAAGAAATACCTAATGTCCGAATCTGAAAATCCTTGTGATTTTGCATAAGGATAATCATTTTCATATCCAAACTGTCCTGGTGTAAATCCACTAGCGGCATCATTAAATCCAGCCATACTTTTAACACCAAACGATGCTTCGGCAATGTTTATTTGATCTGGATTTAAAGCAATCTGAGTATAATCCTGTACCAAGAATGAAGTTGGAGTTCCTAATTCAACTGTTCTAAGTTCAATATAAATTTTTGCTGATGGATCTTTCGATGCAAAATACAAGTCAAAAGAAGTTAAGAAAGCTCCTTTTCCATCAACAGTAAACGATTGTGCAAGAGGGTCTCTATGAGGAGCCTTTATTTCAACCTGAACTTCAGTTGGTTTTGCTGCTGGTTTGGGTGGATTTCTAACGGAGACCCTACTAGTTTCTTGTGTTAAAATAGTTCCAGATCCACTATATGATCCTATTGCCTCACTAGCAAATACTGTTGATCCTGGAAGAGGAGTAACTCCTGGTGGAACGGCAGTAACTTTAACAGTTTTTGTTCCACTGGTGACTTTATATGGTGGTGGAGGACTTGAATTTGGATCTCTGAAGAAGAAGCTAGCAACAATATCGCCCCAATTATCCGAAATTAGTTCTGCTCTTGTTATTGTAGCAGTTGCACCACTTGTTTCACCAACAATAGTTGCGCCAGATGCAACATATCCATAATATTGTTCTTCCGTAGCTAAAACTCTTACACCAAAATTGATAAGTTTTGATGTTGCTGAATAGGATTCTCCTGGTGCTGGTCTAGTCTTATCATAAGGATCAACACTATAATTTTCAACAAGAACTGATGGAGATCCAAGTCCTGCTCCAATATCTGGTCTGGAAGTGTCGCCAAACTTATGATTTGGTTTTTGAATTCTAATATATCCAATTTGTCTTCCACCAAAATAAATACGTGCATTTTCAAAGACCTGGAAAGTTCCAGATTGCATAGAAATTTCACAAAGTTTTGGAACAATATCAACCTGTTGACTATCCAAATAATGATAATGCTTTGTGAATGGTCTTAAACCATTGGCATTAAAATAAACGTTTCTAGAACGCATAAATGGATCAACAGTTCCACTTATCTTAACATCCTCAACATAATTAAATTCTCTAGCAGGTCCAGTTAATTTAGGTGTATATTGTGTAGTAGTTGTAGTAGTTGTTGTTGTTAAAGTTCTTACACCCTTTTCACCTCTACCACCACCTTTATTATATGTTTCAGTTTCTGTTTTTTTATTAACATCAGTATTAACGCTTGCTTCTTGAACCCATTCTGCTCCAGTTGATTCTGTTCTTTGATCATCGATATAAATGGTTCTAACCCAATTATCTGATGCAGGATCAAGTACTACGCCACCAACAAAAACAATAACATTAAATGGATTTACATTCTCAACATTTGTTGCGTGAGGTTGTTCAATCCAATCAACTTCCGTATATGCTAATGTTAAAAGATCTCCGGTTTTTTGGATATTTGGATCTAATAGTTTTAAGTTCTGAGTTATATCTGTTTGTGTTCTATCAATACCAGGATCCAATGCCAATTCTGCTGGAATTGACCAAAAATCAACGGGAACAATACCAGTAGGATCAGATTTGCTAATGTCAATAGTAGTATATCTTTTATCAGCAAGTGACTTATCCCTAAAACTGGTAACAATAAATCCAGACTTAAATCTATTGAGTCCAGTTGCATCTGTTACTTCAAGCGTTTGTGCTTTAAGTTCAAGCATACTTAGACTTGTAACATCTTCTAGATTTTCAATTCTTTGTTCTAACTTTGCGATATCACGCATTGTAAATCTTCTATTATCCCTTAATAGAATTTTTGGATCTTTTTGGGGGTTATAAAGATATGCGGGATAACTAATTTGAGCGAGCTCCATCGCATCGTCAGAAAGAATTGGAGAACGAGGATCATCACTAGGTTCACCTTGTACAACTTCAACTTCTCCAAAACGATTGACAGTTACTAAATCAACTCTTGGTAAGTAGTAACTATATCCGATAAATGAAGTCTCATCTGGTGAAACAATATATCTAAAATTACTTTCATAAGATCTTGAACTGAATGCAAACGGTGAAGAAGTTGCCGTAGATGGATCAAATTCTTGAACTCTTGGTCTAAAATCAAGAATGTCAGACGCACGAGTTCCATCTGGAACAGTAGGTATATCACTTGAATACCTATCTTCCGTATATGAATTTACTGTGAATAAATCTCCACTATTTCCTGGCGCTATCTTATAATAATCAAAAATGATTAATAATTGACGAGATGGAATAGCACTTCCAGTCTTTCTTCTTATTTTTGAGTAATCGCAATATTGATTTTTATGTCCTTTATCTAAAATATAATTAGTAGTTCTATCAATATAACTACCAGGAGTTATTTGTTGAATTACTGCATTAATAGAGGATTCTTTAAATGTAACATTCTCACCAACTTCAAAATTATTTTCATTTAAATAAACGAATTCAATTGTTGACGCAGTTTTATTAACAACTTGTGCAACAGATCTACTATTTTGACCTACTATTTTTTCTCCGGTAATTGCATTTGTATCTAATGCCAATCCAGTAGCAAATGTTAACGTATCTAATACAGGCGTCGATGTATTTGTCGATTCGTATACTGCACGAATGTTGACAACATCTGGAACATTCAATGATACATCTTCATCTTCCACCCTAAGACCATAATACTTACTTGTGGTGAGTCCAGAAGCAACTGATCCTGTTTGTGTTGAAATACCACTAGTTCTAGTGACTGATATTTGTCTACTTCTTATGAAGTCTTTTGATTTATTTGTAACCTGTCTCTTATTTAATGTTACAATAACAGTAACATTTGATTGACTTGCTCTCAATCCTGTAAAGGTTATTGAGGTTCCATTAGATCCCAAACTAAATTTACCAGAATTTAATTCATCTGTTATACCATCACTATAATGGACAGAATATCTCTCAGCATCAAACGCCTCAAAAAATACGCTTGTAATTCCTGCACTAGAATCTAAAGCGTCTGCTGTAGTGATTGTTAATGATCCTGATCCATTTGTAGATCTTCCGGTAATTTGCTTTGTGATTGTAAGTTCGGATTGAGAAAGATCAACAGAAGCAATATTTATTTTTGGAAGATTTGCATATAGACCAGAGGAAACAAGATTTAAGATCTTTGGCTCCATCAATGAAAATACAGAATCAGTTGTTGCAGCTGGTAATCCATTATCACAAACTGACGTAACTGCATATCCAGTTGCAGCAAGAGTTAATGCAGTTCCGTCAGCAGAAATTGCTGATATTCTATTAAATGTTGGATCTGTATTTCCACTTTCTTGATACCTTATTATTGCCTCAGTTTTAATTCCAGTAGTTCCAGAGAAAAATCTACCAGGAGATTTTGCTGTACCACCTGTTGTGATATTTAATTTGTCAGTAATTGCAAAATTAGGAGGAGTTCTCTCATATAAAACTGTATCTGCAAAGAAATCTGTTTGTATTGCAGTATTCAGTGAATTCGAATCTTGATATACTGATTTAATATCTTCTGTTGTATAAACATTAAGTGCTTGAATAGCAACTTTAAGTTCTGGATTTTCATTAATAATAACCTGCTCACCAACTAAAAATGTTCCAGAAGTTTGAGATAGACTGAAAGCACTGCCATTTGGTTTTGCTGCAAGGTATCCAGTTGCACCACTGGAAAGACCTCTAACAAAAGAAGTTAAAGGAACCTCAGTTGTTGTATAATCTTTTGCCAGATAAAGAGTGGTATATGTTTGAACGTCAAATAGATATAGATCCCATACAGTGCTGTCACCAGAATATGCAGCATCTGAAACTCCATACCAATAAACTCTCGCTTCTCCTATTTTAACTCCACCACCACCTGCTGTTCCTGGACCATCTCCACTGGCATCTCTTCTTCTATTATAAAGTTCTATAATGTTTGCCTGTGTGGTCTGAGCACCGCTTTGAGAAGCACCAATATTTAAATAAGGAACTCCATGAACGTTATTAACCTTTAAAAGGCTACCCATTGCAAAAGGAACTAAGGCACCATCAACTTTCTTAGTTGTTCTTGGTTTTGGAACATCAACAACTGCCCCACCAACTAAATCAATATCAAATCCCTTAACGTATGCTGTGCCAGCAGACACTTTAACCGACATTAAATTATCGGTTGGAATATTACCTTGATCTGTTCTTTGACCTTCTACATAAAGACCACCATTACCAATTTCATTGTTCAGAGAATTGGCAACAGATATAGTAAATGGATTTATAGCATAATTTCCAGATTCCTCAAAAGTTCTTTTTGCAAAATAATCTTTAATTATATTGTAATCTGATTTATTTTGTAACTTTTTAATTTTTCCTTGATCGACCTTAACTAATTCTACAAAGTTTGTATCGTTAAAATCTAATAAATCTTTTTTAGACAGTTTAACACTAATTTTCAATCTATCTGCGCCAGGTGCAGCATAGTTTGTAAATCCTTTTGCATTATCATTTAGATCTGTATCATCATCTGATGAAATTATCTCTTCAAGAATATCAAAACCAACCCTATATGATGGTTCATTGCTATATGGATCTAAAACAATTTGGGTATTTGGTACATCAAGAAAAACACCCCTAATAAAATAAACACCCTGTGAAACTCCAACAGCATATCCAGTTGCTGTGGCATTTGTAGAAACAAGAGTTAAAACTGTATCTCCACTATTTAATGTTGTATTTCCGTATGTAATATTCTCTTCAAGTATTAATACTTCACCATCCACAAATTCTACACCTTCTCCATCATCTGCACCATCACGGTACTTGACAAATAGTGTTATATCCTCAACTCCTTCCTCAGGTGGTAAAAGATACCCTTTAATAGTGCCAACAACTCCTGATGTTTGGCCTCTTACTTTTGTTCCTCTTCCAGTATTGGCATTTTTTAATGCATCAAGATAGACTGTAACATCAATTCCCAGGTGATCTGGATTCACCTTTATAGTTGTGAAGGCATTGTCGCAAGTAACTCCGCCAGGAATTACCATAGAACCTTCTTTAAAAAGGTGACTTCCAAAAGATTCTATTTGATTTTGTAAAATCGATTGAAGACCTGTTAATTCTCTTGCCTGAACAGGATATCCAGGTTTAAAAAGAACTCGATAATAATTATCTGCCTTATCGAAATCATCATAATAAGGACTTACGTTGAGATTAGTCTTTTGTGGCATTGTTTAAAATTCCAGTACTATTTTGATGTCTTCTTTTTGGCGAGAATTCCTACTAATTGTAGGTCTATTATCAAGATAAATTGTTTCTCCTGATCCTTTATTTATTTCAGGAGTAGATAACCCAGATGTAAAATTAACACCTAAGTTAATTAATTTTGTTCCTGTTGGATTTGTGGAAATTCCAGAAAATCCAGTATCTATTGATGCTGAAAAACCGGAAGATTTTCCGATAACTTGATTAGCGGAAGATTCGAATGGATATAATCTTCCATTTGTAGAAATACCAACGTAATCTTGTTGGTCATAAGTTGTTTGATTATAATAGAGAGAACGATCTCTCAAATATTTTAAAACTTTCGTTTCACTATCCCAAGAAGCAACATATCCAGTTGCTTTACCAGATCCACTAGCGACTATTTGCTCAATTTTTTCACCAACTGTTGGAGTTCCAGTAATTGAAGAAAACTTCAATGAGTATAATCCGGTAAAAGTATTATCTGTGTAAATATTTGAAGATCCAAACGTAGTTGGATTTTTAATGATTGATACTTGCGCAAAACTAGTATCAATTGGAAAATCCTTTGTCGAATCATCAAATCTAGCATACACTAAAACTTTATCTGTTCCCAATTCAGTGTAGATGTCATATCCATGTCCCTGAGAAGGTGGAATAATGGGAACCAATTTAGCATTAGTTCCTGTTGAATTTAAATTTATAGATCCCAAATCAACTAAACCATAATTATAATTTTTACCACCAGATGTAACAACTGTATTTGTTATTTTACCGCCTTCAACATCTACTCTTACTCTACCACCAGATCCATCGCCAAGTATACTAAATTCTTGACCTAATCCGTTTGAGTAGTTAGCACCTGATTTTTCAATATATACGGTTTTAATTTGATTTTCGTTTACAGTAGAGTCGCCAGATTCCCTAACTGCCTGTATTTGGGAATCTGTTGATGTTAACCAACCGTTGGGGACCGTTATATACTCTGTGGAATCAAACTTGACAATATCACTTGGTGAGATTGTAAAAAGATATTTCCAAATATAACCATCACCACTATCACCAGCCCTTGATGGTTCAAGATCAGTAAATGTTGGTTCATCTTGTGAAACATTACCTTTTGGGTTAGTCCCACTAGAACCATTTTGAATACAAATATAAACTCTATAATCACTATTCATTACATAGTAATTTGTATCATATAACCTAGATGAATTAGTCAATGGACTTGGATTGATAATACTATAATCATCTCGATACATTTCGTATCTACTTCCAACTGTCCAATCTATTCTTCTTATTATTCTTCTAATATTTGCAGATGTGATTCTTTTACCATATAAAACAGTATCCGCATAATGATCTATATACGAAAAATTATCTACGGGTGAAGGCGGGTTGGTATTCCAAGTACTAGATCTTCCAAACCCAACTGCAGATGGGTTTGGTAACCCAACTGCAATATAATAAGAATTATTTGTGGACTCCACAGAATCTACAAAATTACTAGCATTCAAAATTCTAAACTGATCAGTAACAATTGCTGACATCGTTAAACGTTTTTTATGTATTTATATCTTGTCATGATAAGTTAGAAAGTTTTCTAATTGCACCACTATTTCTTAATCCAAATGTCCTTCTTTGGATAGTTGGGAATGTTGACAATCCAGCATCTACAACTAAACCAGTAACACCAATAGAAATTGGATTTGGTCTGATTGCAAAATTATATAATCTACCCCAAGAAATATTACCCAGAGGTAAAGTAGTAGAACCTGTTGTTGCAATTCCGACAATATTAGTATTAGTTTTAATATTGCAAATTATCTCAGCATTTGGACCAGAGTTAGTTTTGGAATTTACAATATAAACATTATCTAAGAAACTAGTTCCTATTCCAACAATGGAAGAATCAGAACTATTTACTGAAGTGACTCCAGTTCCAACAGTTGTATTGTATACCAATATCGGATATCCTGTTTGCAAATCATTAGCATCAGACGCATTTGCACGGAAATTAATTTTCAATGCTAATGGATGTCCACCAGTTCCAGTTGTAGTACTAATACCAGTAATAATACCACTAAATCCTTGAACGTTTGCAATTCCAGTGATTGTTTCTGTAGTTGCTGATGGAACTTCAACGATAAGATTTGGTGCAATTGTGTATCCAAATCCAGGATTTGTAATAGTAACGGAAACAACTTTTCCACCAGAAACATTAGCAATTGCTGTTGCGGTTGTCCCAATACCAATTCCTACACCTAGACCAACAGATTCCAATGCAAATGTCCCAACACCAACTGTTGGATTGGAAATTTTAATAGGAACATTTGTAGAATAACCAAGACCAGCATTTGTAATTGTAATTGCGGATATAGTTCCTGCTGCTGAAACTGTTGCTGTAAATCCAGCAGAAATTGGATCTGTACCCTGAACAATCAATCCATCTACGGAAGTGATCGTAACTCCATAGTTATTTTCTTCATAGTTGAAAAATTGTGCATTATCAACAAAAATATTAGAACTTCCTGAAGTAAGGTCTCCAATAATCTTAGCAGTTGGGTAAACATATGGTTCAAGAGAATCTCTGGTTTTGTAAACAATATCACCTTTAATATATTTGTCATTTTTTTGCTTAATCCATTCTATTGGTCTATAATAAGTTTCGTTAATACCAGTTCCAACATAAAGATCTGTTTCAACAGTATCTGATCCGATAATATCAACGATTGTTCTATCTCTTTCTTGACTTGATATTGATGGATAGAATGGACTTGTCTTAACAAAGACATCATCCCCAATTTTAATGGTTTCATTAACATCAATTAATGAAATATCAACTCCATCTTGACCAATATAGAAGAAAATATCGACTTTATCTGATGATTTTGGCGGTTCCGTAAATTCAAATGATGTACCACCAAAGAATCTATATGCATAGGATGGTTCTTGTATTACTCCATTTACAAAAATTAAAAGAACCGCATCGAGATTAATTGCACCAGAAAGAGGATTATTAGGATCAACTTCAAAACTTAACAATTGACCATTGTAGTATAATGGGAATCTTGTTCTACTTCCATTTTGTAAAGTAGATACACTGTCAATATAGTTCATTTCACCGAATGACCAAGATGAGAAGAAATCTTGGTAAGTTTCAACAACTTCTAATTTAAATTCATCCAGTGGTTGTGCATAATCTTTTGCAGTCACGAGACCAATTGGTTTAAATACATCACCAACTTGGAATGCATAACCAGGTCTTGAAATTTGGAAAGACTCAACTACAAACAAGGTAGAACCAATTCCAACAGTTGATGGTGAGGGTCCTATCTTTATATTCATCAGTAGATTTGATCCAGTTTGAGTTGTTGATCCGACACCAACTCTAGAAACACCTATTACTGGTAGATTTTCATATATTGGTTCTGGTGTTCTAATATATGGTTCAACATAACCAGATCCAGCAGTTACAACTGTAAATGCTAATGTACCACCAGCACCAACGGTTGCTCTAATACTTGCAGCAACTCCTGTATGATTTGAATCAGTAACTGCTATTGAAACTGGATCTCTGTACCCAGAACCATAATTTAAATCATACCAAGGAAAAACAGTACCAAGTCCAATGTAAGAATGTGGTAAAGTGCTTGTTCCCACATTTGCAGTAAATGACTTAGCAGAGAGAATTCCGACTATATCGTAAGAATAATCTAAACCACGTGAAGGGAAATAAGAAACAATACCAGCACCTGATGGGCAAGTAAATCCTAATCCAACTAATTTTATTCTATCACCACCAACAAAATTATGATCAGTTACTGTCGTTATTTCAATAATACCAGTTTGATTGTTATATGATGCTGTGCTAATTGATTGTCCAGGTCCAGTATGAGAAATTCCAGTTATACTTACGATAGATCCAGATCCATCTAAAACTGCTCTTACTTTTGCTCCAAGTAGGGGAGCATATCCTAGACCAGGTGTAGAACCAAGTGAAACAATTAGCCCACCTCTTGGAAGTTGATTTTGGTTGATATCAAAATCTGACTTAATATAAGTTCCATCAGTTGAAGTAATACCAGTAAATACAACACTAGAAATACCAGCAACATTGTCATTTACAAATTCATAGTTATTTCCTGCATTATTAATAGTTGTTGGAGTTTGGAAGACACCATTAATGAACAATATACCATTGCCGATGGAAACACCAGTTGTATTAATTCCTTCAACAGTTGTAGTATAAGTTTTTCCAATTCCGGTAAATTGATCTGAGATGTCATCAAACACCATATTTGTGTCATAATTTGATCTTAAGAAAGTTCTACCAGCATACTGTGCTCTTACATAAGGAAGATTGCTTGCATCTCTTCTTGCTCTCGTGTTTCCCTTTGGTGGATCTGCAAACCAAATTTCAGATCCAACTATGTTGAACGATCCTCTATAAACTTGAACAGTCGCACCATCACTATGAGTTGTTGCCGTACTTCCAACCGATGCTCTTACAACAGAAACTGTTGGGAATGTTGCAATTCCGCTGGCATTGATAATTCCAGTAATATTTCCACCTGTGTTGGAACTTACGCCAACTTCAACAACCTTCATGTATTCATCATCAATTTTCAATATATCTCTTGGTTGAATTGAAGAAATGCCACTTAAATTAAAAGTTGCAATACCAACACTAATTCCACCACTGTTGTATTGTAGTTTATGTGATATTGGAGTAAATGTAATTGGTTGCTGAACAATACCATCAAGAGAAATAACACTCTTTGATAGTTTCTTTGACATATCCAATTCATGTGCATTTCCAAGACCAGCAGATGTGAAGGTTACTGCAATCCCCAATGCTGCATAAGATTTTTGAGTTGCTAACTTAAATGTATCTGGTGTGAGAGCAATAGGATATACTTTTTCTGGTAGTTTATCAGTTACAATTCCAAGATAATTTGCAGTTGCACCAATACCCATTGCACTTTGACCAACACCAATAAATGTTGATCTTGGATTATAAGTTAATTCTTCACCGGTATTGAAGAAGTGGTTTCTAATGGTAAAGATTCCTGTTGCAAAATCAACTGTGGTAGTATCCGATGGGTCAAATATTTTTTTATAAATTGGTACACCTTCATGCTTTAAACTGAAGTTAACTTTATTAGCTCTCGTCCCATTTATACTATCATATGCAGAAAGGAACAGTCTTTGATTTGTATTTCCATAATTTAATTGAAGTGGTTCATTGTCGAAATCGCTGTAAGTATATAAAACTTCATTAAATCCTTGAACACTTGTGTTTGTGTTTGAAGAATCTGGATAGAAATTTAGATAAAATTTATCTCCAAAGATTTGTCCACCAAATGTTCCAAGACCAGTTACATTATTTGCAGGTGAAAATGGACCAGGAACGATCGTAACGTTCTCAGTATCGTTCAAAATAGAAACTTGATGAATTGCGGAACTACTACCAGATGAAACTCTTACAATAGATGAAACTGATGTTACCAAATTCAAATCAAAGGTTCCAACTACAATAGATGTTGTTCCAACTCCAACCGTTGATTCTAATTTTGCACTTCTTTCCGAACCTGCTGGTTGCCCACTAACCAAGAATCTATATGTACCTATGCCAGCACTAGTTGCTGCAAATCCAACAATATTTGCTCTTACATCAATAACATTATTTTCTTCATTTTGAACTCTAAATGAAACAATTCCAGCAGTAGAATCATAAATTGCAGTTACAAGACCAATAGAAGATGAACTGTAAGATTGAGTTTTAGTATCAAAGTAATACTCACTTAAATGAGTATTAGATCCATCAAAATCTAATGCCGCTTCAATATAGTTTACTTCTTTACTTAATGTATTTGTAACCTCAATGTTTGCAAATAGACCATTGAAATTGGTATTAGAAAATTGTGCAATAGTTCTTATACTATTTGCTGTTCCTACAGTAGAAATTCCAATAATACTAGATCCTATCAAATTAATAGAACCAAAAGCATATGTTCCAATTCCAGTAGATGGTGCTGCAAATGTTTTTTTCAAAATCTTAATATCATGATCTCTATCAAACCTATTTGTTGGTGTAAACAATAAGGTTTTTCTTCCAGAGTCGTCTACATTGGCGCTAAATTCCCCAAGTAATTCATCTGTATATGCTGTATATTTTTCAAATAAAATAGAATCTAATGTAGATGTCTGTAAAACTAATTCAGTTATTTGGGAATATAATGTGTCTGGATCAACAACCTGAATAGTGTATCTTACATGAGTATCAATAGCATCAATCTCTTCTATTTCAACAAAAGGATCTTCAAATCCTCTGCTAGAAAATCTATTGCTAATGTCATCATGTATTAGTACTCTATTTGTTCTACACTCGGTGTAATCGGTTAACTTTTTATTTTGAATTTTTAAGAATTTGGATTGCTCTGGATTTGTTCTTGTATCATAATCAACAACGTTATCAAAATTATTAATAACGTCTACTCTTCTCTCCTCTATAATATCAAGAACAGCTATACTATTTGTAGTTCCAGAAAGTCCTACGGAAGCTTTCGTTGCGGAAATAATTCCAACATCAGCAAAATTTTTCAGTCCAGCGGGGTGAATAATGCTGTTTACTGGTGATGAGGACTTATCCCATGTTATTGGACTCTTGATAGAATATGATAGATTTTGATAATAATCATTATCTGGTGTAACTTGGTAATCTTCGCTAAGTTTACCAGTATCATTTCTCCATCCAATATTTTGTTTTGATGAATAATCAACTTTAAATCTAGATTTATTTTCTTTAATAGAAATTACATCTGCTATTACGCCACTTATTTTTCCTTTAATTTGATCACCTTTTTTAAGAGAATAAGATCCATTAACCTTAATAAATTCATCTCTTATTGCTGACACAAACAAATCCTGTTCAGCGAATCCTGATCCAACATTAACGAAAAGTTGCTCATTTGAAGCAAATTTTGCTCTCTTTTTAATTATATTAATTTCTGGATAATATTTTTTGTTAATAATGGAGGCATATCCAGACTGGAAAGTTTTTGCTATACCTGGATTTGTTGATAGACCAGCACCAAGCTCATCTACAACTGCAAAAGTTAATACCGCTGGATTGGAATTGACATAAGATTGTATTTTAAAGAATCTATAATCATAATTTTCCGAATTGTATCCAGTTCCAGTGCTACCATCAATTAAATCAATACCCTCAACAAAAATTTCATCACCATCAGCAAATAGTGGAGATGAGAATCCTAAAATTGGAGTTGCTAATGTACACGTCGCTACACCAGCATTTCCTGTTACAATAGAACTAATTCCAACACCATTAGAATTATTAATAGAAATTATTTTATGTAGATCTGATTTTAATCCATATATTGGTGCTATTTGTTTTACTTCAGATATTGCACCACTTGGAGTAATTGCAACTAAAGAAGAGTTATCAATAACAGTTTTTGTTTTATCATTCCAAAGTAGTAAATCTGGTGCAGTTAAATATCTAGATCCACCAAAAACTATATCAATTTGATCAATTGTATCTAAATTATCTAAATTTATGATTGGAGAAATAAATGCCTCTGGTGTCAGTGTTTTGTCTGATGGATATTCGTAACCAATGTCTTTAATTCTGACATTTTTAATTTTTCCAATTGATGTAGATATTGCCAAGACATTAGCATTTTGACCATTTTCACTTTCAATATTGGCAAATTTTGGAAGTTTTTTGAAATTAAATCCTTCTGAAATAATTTTTACCTTTCCAATCGTTCCATTTATAGCTGTTGAAGATTTTGTTGAATATTCTAACTTATCAGTTTGGTCAACCGTATATTTTAAGACAGTTGGAACTTTTGAAGGGGATATACTGAATGAATCTGTTGAAACCCCAAAAATATTGTAGGTCCCATTATATTCACTATTCACATAGTTAATTTGTGAATTATTTGCAACATCTTTATCAGATGTGCTTATATATCCAGATTTTTCTAGTGCATAGAAAAGTTTAGATGGTAAATTCTCAGTATATTCAATTGAAAGTGCTGCTGTTCCAAATCCAACTGTACCAATTCCAATAACATTAAAATCTCCTGAATCGCTTGTACTTATGAATTCATCAGTAAATTTAGCATCTTTGAAAATTTTAAGTTTATACCCACTCAAAGACGAATCTCCGAGATTAAACTTAATAGTAGAATTTTTAACTACATCAATACTCGGATTTATAAGTGCAAACGTATGAATAGATGCACCAGTTCCTACAATATTTACAACCTTTTGATTTGGTGGGACTGTTTCATAACGGGTTTCTGCAAGTCTAAATTGACTACTACTATCTCTAATTACGTAATAAGATCCAGTTTCTAATCCAGAAGCAACTTGTGTACTGTTATAAAATATCTTATCGCCAGTATTGTACCCATGATCTGCTATTGTAATTGTATTTGTTGTGATATTGATCTGCGAAGAATTAATCCCAATTGGATTGATTAATAACTTCTTCTCATCTTCGTTAAATGCAACTGTTAAAGCCGATGTAGTTCCTAGACCAACAACAGTATTTGGGGATACTGTTAACTTGATAGTATCTCCTTCAGATAATCCATGAGTCTGAGCAACACTTATTGTAGTAACTACTCTATCTACTTGTCCGGTTACTTGATTGTAATTAGTTTGTAACAGATACTCAGAATTATTTGACCCATCACTGTAAAAATATAATCCCTCACTATTGGTTGTTAACCCAACCTGAGTTACTAATCCAACATAATCCTTCCCTTTACTGATTATATAAACATCAGATGTTAATGTAGTTGTGTTTGGAATTTGGAATGTATTCAGATTAGATGGATCATTTCCAACAATCAATGAATCAACACCTGCAAGGTCGGATTTTGTAAATGTAATTCTTTGTCCGGTCTTAAAGGGGTGATTTGGAAGATATATGCTTCTATATGGAATCGATACTGTTTGAGTAGTAACTCCTATTGTAAATTCTTTATATACCGCTCCTCCTGGTGTAGTTCCAACACCAACAGAATTTTTTGCATTAAAATAAACTAAATCATTATTTTTAGACTCAAATAATGGAATTTTGGATTTGCTCTTAATAGAAATTCTATCACTTATAACATTTAAACTACTACCGTAAGTATGTGCAACTCCAGAACTTGCATATCTTTTAACTCTTAAAACTCCATTATTGTAATCATTCAATACTCTTACAGTTTCTGTACCGAGATCTGATCTAATAAAAATGCTACCTCCAATAGAAACTGTTGGTCTTGTAGAAACAAAAATATCTTCTATTAATCCACCAGGAGTTGAAGAATAACTATTCATGGTCTTTGCAAGACCAACAGTTTCAGTGGTAAATCCTATTTTTTTAGATCCAGAAAGATTAATAATAGATGTTGAAAGTCCACTGATTAAAACTGTATCATTGTCGATTAAATTAAATCCAGATCTATAATGTGCAGAAACAACTTCATCTGTACTCCATACAAAGACACAAGGAGAATATGATTCGAAATTTGTTTCAATCTGAGTAATGTTTTTACCTATTAGTTCAGAAATTTCTGCTCTGAGTCCGATTCCGCCAGTATCTTCTTGATCAAAATTAATTGTTTCTCCAATTTTATATCCAGTTCCACCATCAACTATGCTAATATCATTAACATCACCTTTTTTAACTGACTCAATAACACTTACTTGAGGTAATACTTCATATGGCTCAACTAGAAAATCGTAATTGGCATATTTATCATTAAGTTTATATGGAAGTGTATTCCTAATGAGATTTGAATTATTAAAATCAAAACTTTGATCTAAGTAAGAATTTTCCTGTATAAAGGAAGACTTGAAAGTATTTCCAATAAAGTATGGGTATAAGGGTTCAAGTTTATTAGATACAATACTTGTAGTTACACCAGCGAAGTAAGCATAAACTCCATTTGGAAACTCGGGAGTTTTGCAGAATCTTCCATTATGTCTATCAAGATCACCATTACCATCATATTCAAAATCTTCAATGAAAAATCCAGAAGAGAATGATGGTCTATTAGAAACTTTTGTGGTATTTAAACTATAACTTGGATTTATAATTCTAACGCCAGACTGAACATCATCTGGATTGGAATATCCATATGGTCCATAGATTGGATTTCCATCATATGCCCATCCAATAATTGGGGAATGGGAAACACCATTATCGGAATAATTAGTTGCCAAATCTTCGGAATATCCGTATATTCCATATACAAGAGAATTGTCAACAAGATTTTTATTAAGACTTGAGAATATTTTTGGAGTTCTTAATCTTGAATATGCTGCGTATCTCTCTGCGTCATTGACTGTAAGATCTCTAACCTTTACATCAAATAGTGCTCCAGAACCTTTTGGTTTTACTTGAATTGTTGCATTAGTTGAACTGTAACCAATGCCAGAGTTAATTACAATAACATCTGTAATTTTTCCATCATTAATTACAGGTCTAAGAATAGCACCAGTACCATCACCTGTTGCATTTAAATCAGGAGTAGAATAATATTCAGAACCCGTACTTAAAACTTGAACATCAATAATTCTACCATTTGAAACAATAGGATTTAATTGAGCATTTTTACCATTCTTTAATGTGATTAAAGGTTTTTTATGTAGATTTAATGTATTTGATCCATATTCAGTTCCATTCTCATACAGATAAGATCCTATAATCTCACCAGTGACGATTGGAGTGAATGTAAAATTGCCGGTAAAAGTTGACCCATAAGAAACATTGGCGTTGACTTCAATTGGTGGATATTCGAAAATGTGATATCCAGATCCTACTGATTTAATATCAACGTATTTGCCTCTTGTAAGATCTGTGGTTACAGTAGCTCCAATTCCTACGTTAATTAATCTAAATGAATCTGAGTCAATTAGATCTATCGAGTAATTGGTAGTAGTTGATAATCCTGAAATTGAGGTTCCAGTTGTTGAATAGAATACAATATCACCCGAAGAAAACCCATGATTCTTAAATGTAACAGTATTATATTCAGTAGAAATTCCTGATGGTTGGACTCTTAATTTTCTGTATTGATATCCAGATCCACCTGCTAAAACTTTTATACTTCTAAGAGTATTTTTTGATACAGTTCTAAATTTATGAATACCTGCAAATGAAGTTGAAGTTGAAAATCCAATTGTATTAATACCAGCTAAGTAATCAGATCTTGTGTTAAAAAGTTTAATCGTTCTGGTATTAACAAATTTTGCGACATACTCATCGCCACTCACCAAAGTTCCAGTAGGAGTATTTGAAATATCTCCAAAAGTTCCAACTAAAATAGGATTGTTTCCATTTTGATTGTAAATTACTCTTTCACCATCAGCAAAATTGTGGAACGTTGTGAAGGTAATAGTTTCGTCAGTTAAATCAACTCCACCACCAATAGTAAGTGCTCTACTATCAAAATCAACTTCTCTAAATCTTTCACCCATTACTGGTTCTAGGATGCATCCAGATCCATTACCACCAGTTACAGTAACTGAAAGAACCTTATCAATATCAAAATCTTGTGGATCAACATAAACTGCTTTTACAGTACCACTAATAATTGGATCAACAAGCGCAGTGACTCCTGTTCCAGTGGTAGATCCAGTGGAAATTGTAATTTTTGGAGGATTAACAACATCATAATCTTTACCAGAATTTAATACATCAAATTCCTTTATAGGTCCATAGTAAATTTTATCAAGTGATTCTGGACTAGAAATTTCAACACCATCAATTAAAATTCCAATTCCACCAATAGTATTATTAATCGATCTTCTCAAATCAGTGCCTGGATTTGAAGAAATCTTTTGAATTGGGAACTTTCTTAAAATCTTATTTGGCGATATTGATCTATCTTCATGTTTTTTTAATGTAAATCTATGAATTCCAGATGTTGAATTCTCAGAAAACTTGACATATTCAGACCCACTTAAAAGTCCTTTCGAGGCATATAATCTTATACTATTCGATGCAACTACTTTGACATAGTATTCAAATCCAGATACTAATCCAGAAAGTGGTTCATCAGAAGTATATACTACTATATCACCATCAATAAATCTAACATTTGATGGGAATTTAATTATTGAATATGCCTGAGCAACATTATCATAGTCATCCAAATAAGTTGAAGATCCATTAGGTATAGAAGCATCTATAATTTCATCATTGATTTGATACGAAGGTAAAGAATTTGATGCAACATAACCTAATTTATCACTATCGCTATAAACGTTTAAAATATTTGAAATATAATTGTTATTTCCCAACAAGAGTGGTACATTTAAACTACTCGATTTTTTAATTTTTCTTCGGATGTCATAAGACTGGGTTGAACTTGGTAAAAATCCAGAAATATTACTTAGAATAACTTGGTTTAAAGCACTATTGATGTTGGTAACTACTGCATTTGCAGAAGCAATATTATTAGTATATGCATATAAAATATCAACAATATCACCCTCACGTAAACTAGACTTATCAATCACACTCAACAGTGTAAAAGTTGATCCAGAAATATTTGATACTTGATATCTTGTGCTTGTATTGTAAATCCAAGAATTTGCAAATATTTCTTTATAAGTCCTATCTTCCGCTGGATTTTTAATTACTTCTCCAAGATTTTTAACCGTTAGTTCTTCACCCTCATCTACAAGAGAGATATCCCCAACCTCTTCAAATTCTGAAATAACACCTGTTATGCGAAGATCAACTCTTTTTGATATATCTCCATTTTCATAACCATAGATCGTTTCATTTGATCTAATGTCTGAGGCAATAGTTATTGTACTAGTAATTCCTGTACAACCAAAAAATTGATTTATACTCTTTGATGTATATTCGATTATATCATTTCCACATATTAAAGTTCCTGTCTGCCCAAATCCAATTGTAGAATCAACAGGAATAATTGAAGATCCTACTGAAACTGATTCTAAAATTCTTGTTTTACCTGGAATTGTAAAAATACCTTCAATTAGGTCTCTTTCATTATATCCTACAAATAATCCCAACTTGTAATATGTTTCATTATTTCTTGTAAAAACTTCAATATCAGAGACTGATGCATTTGTGTTTACATCTGTCGATTTAAATATAGTTTGACCTTCTAATTTAAAAGGATCTCCAGAAATATTTTTGGCTACAACAAGTTCTCTTCTAATATAATCGGCAGATGATGGTTTAATTAATCTACCTTCAAGATCTAAAACAATTGCATCTGCACCATATAAAACTTTAAATAAAATTTTAACAGACTCTTCAATACCTTTTGATTGGTAGAAGTTTCTTGCATGTTTAATAAAATTACCTACATCAAGATCAGAAACAAAATCATAATTTTCCAGTCCAGGAGTAAATGTATACTTTAACTTTTTATAAAATTCTTGTAAGAATAAAACGCTTAAATTGATTACTTTTGAATTTTTGGTATGACTTGCTTCAGTTGTCTTGGAAAAAGTTAAACTTTGTTTGTTGACGTTATCATCAAAACTTGATATGCCAACATTGTTGTAGTTTGTAATTCCACTAAATCCACGAATACATCCAGTAAAGGTATTTGTCGTAATACCACTGTAAGTGATAATTTCATTATCAATTTTTAGAAGTCCATATTCGGATGGAAATCCTTTTGTTGAGGTGACAGTAATAATTCCAACAGAAGATGTTACATCATATGATAAAATTGTTTCTCCATTAATAACTTCTGGAACCAAATTATCAAGCTTTAAATACTGATCTAAATTTTCAACAATGTCTACATTTCCACCTTGAAATTCTTGGGAAATGTAATATTGTTTGAAGAATTCAGTTGCTTTTGGAAAATCCGAAACTATAAATTCTGGAAGTTGACTCTCAATAATTTTATTGATTTGTACTCTCTTCTCAAAATCTGACATATTTTATTTCCTCTCGATTTCTCCGTTAGAATAACTTGAAGTATAGTAGTCTCTTGTAAAAGTAACTCCGGAAATATCCTCTCCCGAAGCAATAACATCTCTAAGCATATTTATCTCACTATTTGAAATATCAAAACTCAAATACAGATCTTTTAGTCCAACGACATCATTAGAATCTGGGAACGCCTGAACTTCAATAATTTCATTATCCGCAACAGTTGAAGTGATGTTAATTGTATTAACAATGATTTCTCCATTTGTATAATCAACTGTGCCAATTGATTTTAGAACAACCTGATTTTGTCCCTTTTCTGTCGGTAGAATAACTGCCAAATCACCCATGTATATAATGTTTCCATTTCCATCCGTTTTACTATCATCCAATTTAACAACTTCTTTACCGTTACTACCAATTACTATTTTTGTTTTTGGAACATCTGTGAAATAGACAATATCATCAGAACCTTGAACTTTAAATCCTGTGCTTTTGATATTAAATCCTTCTGGGTTAATATGGAAACGATTTCCAAAACATAGTTCATATTGTGCAAATTGATTCACAAGAACTTTCATATCTCTTCTAATTCTTACCTTTGTAATATTAGAAGTAATTGAATTATCAACTCTGTCAATCAATTGTACAACTTTACTATATTTGAATCTACCACCAAATCTATTCATATCAACATTTTTGGAATATTCAGTCAATGAAGAAATAATCGATGTTTTTAAATCATCGACATTTGAAACTTGATTTACATTATAATAAACAGTTGAATCAATTTCAACGTATAGAACTTTAAGATCAACAATTTTTTGATTAATACCTGCAATAGAATATTGTTTTAATCTATTCAAAATATTTTGCTTATCAAAATCTGAAACATATGTTCCATTTTTTGGTTTAATGCTAATCTGAACCGTTCCAAATTGTGGTGGGATTAATTCTTCACCACCAACAACTGCAACAGATTCTGCGTTTGGATAAATCGATTGAATGATTGCCTCATAATCCCTTGACGTTACTGCTCTATACTGTGCAGAATAAAGTCTTGGAGCAAAATACTTAACAGATGCTATTGGTTCAATTTCTCCACCATTTGATGACTTTTCAATCGTATTGATTGTGATAGATCCAGATGGAATTACTCTGATATTTGAGGCATCAACAAAATTTCCCTGAAAATCAAATACAGTTGCACCGTTACCTCTTTCACCATCTGTTACAATGTATTTTGCAGTAATAACCGAATTATTATCAAGTTTCTTACCAAAATATCCATCACCAAAAAGAAGTTCATATTTCTCATCCTGAACTTCTTGAACCAAATAAATTTCAGAATTCTTATCTAATCTTAGAATATTATCTACTTTATAATACTCTCTACCAACTCCACTATCATTGATACCCTTTACATAGACAACAAGTCTTGAAATATCAATGTTTGGGTTTTCGAGAATAAATCTTTGATCTTGAGAATTATCAACGGTCCATTGCTTCGTTAATAAGTTTCCTTGATAAATGTAAACTGGTGAAGTTGATGATCCAAACTTTGCAACTCCATTCTTTACTGTTGTCGTAATATCTTCGGAAATCGAAAATCTATATGATGTGTTATCATACGATCCAACACATACCAGACCCGCTTGAAGCGTTAGAAAAGCACTCGAGGTGCTAGTAGGAACCTCAAAGGTAACTGCCGCCCTAGAAGCGGTTTTAGAGCGGGGTACGTACCCAATGTTTCTTGCAAGAGAGACTACATTTTCTCTAACAGTTGCAGAATCCAAGAAGGATTCGTTAACAACCATGTTTGAGTTGAATGCCGTAATATAAGTGTTATATGCAAGAGTATCAATTAAAACAGAGAAATTAGACCCTTCAAAGTCAAAATCCGTGAAATTTGAATTTGCACGGAGATAATCTTTGATCTGAGTTTTAATCTGATCGAAATCTAAGTTCGTAAACTGTGTAAAAGGCATTTTATCTTGTTGCCTCTAATAAGAATGTAAATTGTTGTGTTGGAAAATCTTCTCCAATGATATCAAAAATGACAGTCACTTCGAAAGTATTGTCATCTGGCCTTGCATCAACATTAACAACTACATTATCTACACGAGTTTCAAAATTATTAATTGTAGTTCTAATTTGATCCTCAATTACTCCTGCTGTACCATAATCTACAAATTCAAACAGACTTCTACGAACATTAGATCCGAGAAGAGGATTGAAAAACCTTTCTGTTGGAATTGTTTCAACCAAATTTCTTACAGACCTGGCAATCGCTCTCTCATTAGATAAAACAGGCAGATCTTTTGTCACAGGATGAGGTTCAAAAGATAAACTAATATCCTTGAATGATCTGGATATTCTTGTGACTGCCATTGATGGATAGGTTTTCTTGCTTTATTTATACCTAGTGCCAGGAAGATCCATAGTTTGGTTCTGTTCCATATTCCCAATCATCATAGTCTTCATCATTACGAATTTTTTCGTGCAATTCAGTTTGTTTTTTAAGGTCATGACGTGGTGCAGAGTCGTGCATGACCTCTTGAATCACTCTTTTTGGTTGTTCAGTATAATCAGTGATTAATTTTGTGGTTCCCCACATTGAATACATGTAATTTGAGTCTCTATCGACTGGTAAATTAGACATTTTAGCTCCTGTTTTAAACGAATAAAACAGAACTTTTATAAAGGAGGTTGCTATCTCCTTATGTCTATTTAACGATCGACTTCACGCAGCGAATAAAAGTCCGAATTGAGATATTTGAGTATTTCTAGGGCGATTAATTTGGGATTTCCTTCACCACAAGTGTATACATCCACTGCCAGACACCCATTTTCAGGCCAAGTGTGGCAAGAAACATGACTTTCGGCAAGTGCAATCACGACTGTACAACCTTGTGGTATGAAACAGTGTGAAAATACGTTCAAAACGGTCATTTTCGCACGTTCAATACCTCTAATCATGACGTTTTGTAGAGATTCTACGTCATTGATCAGGTCAAAATTAACATCATACACCTCGAGGAGCAGGTGTTTGCCCATTGAATGTTGTTTCAACTCAGGATTTTGTAAAAATTTATTTATTTTTGTTCCAAATCAGTGATTTCGTACATATAATGATCTGATGTTTCAATTTTTCTTTTATTTTCGACAGAATAAACTGTTAGATCTATTTCATAACCAGGATTTTTATTAATTCTGTTGAATGTCCATGCATTATCATACCAAATAATGCGATTATTTGGATATGCGTAATAATTTCCCGTTTCTACCTTGAATAAATGGGCACATTTATGTTCAGGTGTCTCGGAAAAATTAAGATCCGTAACACCTTTGTTTTCCCAAGACCAATCAAGGGTAAACATATAAGTTCCAACGACTTTTTTTCCATCAGGACGAACTAATTCTGCCTGCAATCCTGCAAGCCGCGCACGTTTTTGGACATCGATATAGGGAGAAAAGCAGTCCCAATACATAATGTCTTCTAAGGGTTCGATTGGTGCATCTGGTTTCCAACAAAAAGCGTGAAGAGGACGACGAGTCCAATTCACGCCATTTTCAAGAAATGCCTCAAATAGAGGAACTCTTTTTTCAATACTTGCAACACAATGTACATCACATTTTGTTACTTCACCATGTCCCATTTTATGGTTAAAAAGAAATTCGTTACGAATATAACAAGACCAATCTGGAAGACTATGGTTTAAATATGCCATGATTAACCCTTACCTTGTCCTCTATACTTTTTACGAGCCCCATTGCGAGAAGACGCGGCATATTTAGTTCCCCCTCCATCGCCTTGGCGAGACTTTTTAGGAGGACCAGGAATATAAGATGTGCGCTTATTCAGTCCACCACTTGCTTTTGCCATTGTTTAATTCTCCAAATAAATTTCAGTGTCAAGTTCGCTTGGATTTGGAGAACCTGTCTGATAAAACTGTTGAGACAGATCCTCCATAGTGTCGAAGTATTCTTCCTCTGTAAGATTCTGAAAAATTTTACGACCCTTACAGAGAATATTATACCGCTCTTGTGCCATGTCAGATGATTCGTGACTTTTCGTGACCAACGCGAATGCGAGGATCACACCAGATTTCAAATCCTGCTTCTTTTGCATCCAAACAGAAGGATACGTCTTCTCCACACATGTCTTGTACTTCACCAGACTCAAAGACTTGCATCTTAGGAGCAAACCAAGGATACTTCATGTCCGTATGTTCAAAGACACCGTTCTTAATCAGAACCCAACCAAAACCAGTGTAGTCAACAGTAAATGGTTTACGACGCTTTGAAATACTTTCACCAGTTTCATGATTCATCACTCCACCATTGCCTCTAAAATCATCTTCATCGAGCCAATGTGCAACAGAGGTCGTTTGACCATCTTCGGTCATATACCAACCAGCGGCAATGTCCTGATCCATCAGAATCAGTTGCCAGAACTTTTCGGTATTGAAGACAATATCACTATCAATCCAAAGTTGCCAATCATATTTCAGTTTACCATCCCATGGCTTCTGATCGGGACCACGAAGAACATTTGCACCAAGACACTTACAACGTGCAAAGTTCACCATAGAACTATAATCTTGTGAGATCTGAATACTTGCACCTGCCTGTACTAGATCAAAACAAAGTTGAACAAAGTTTTTTAGAAACGTATAAGAAACACCACGACCAGGAAGACAGAATACAATTGTCTTTCCACGTACCATTTCTCTTGCCTTATCGAAGTCCCATTCAGGTTCTTTTGCGACGACTGGCGATTTTGCTTTTACAGTAAATCCTTTTGTCATAACTTGATTAATTTACATTCATATCATACAATATTATGTAGCGGTTGTCAATTGGGGATCTCTTCGTATCTTAGGTCTTCAAGACTATAATCAGTTTTCATAATACCGACCATATTACGAAGAGTCTTCCAAGTTACATCAAATTCTCTTTCATCGACAGAGTGAAATAAACACTTATCTTTTGCATAGATATCGTATTTTTTCATTCACTTTCCTCTGAAAGAATAATATCATTACCATCTAAATTAAAGGTAATTTCTGTGTCCTCATACCAGGATAATTCGTTGATCATCCATTCTGGTATTTTAACCGAATATTCACCTGTAATTGGATCAACCTCTATGGGGCGTTTTTCCTCTCCGGATTTTTTTCTCATTCTCTGGATTATATTTTTGAATTATATATGATTATTCAATAATTAAGTTCCAAATCATTGTTTTTTTACATCTAGAACTTGCAAGATTTGAAGCGATACGACTTACGGTTCTATTTTTATTTTTCATTCTCATATTTACAAAGTCATAATTCTCTTTTACCCATTCTCTAAGATTATATCCTTCCCATTCCTTTCCACTTAGAGTGTCTATGATTTTATAATATTTTTTATTTCCTTCTGATGCATTATCAAATCTGCTGATCCACCTCAGATTTTTGTAATGATTGTTTTTCTTATTCTGATCAATATGATCTATTTCAGTATAATTTTGAGGATTTGGTATAAAGGTTTCTGCAACTAATTGATGAATACTTCTTTTAATTTGTTTATAGTTTCCATTCTCATCATATATTGAAATGTTTATACATTCATAACGTAATTCTGGATATTTTGGATGTCCTCTAAAAGCAGGTTTTAGATAAATTAAACCATATTCATTTACTTTACCGTATTTTCCAGTTCGATCATATTTTCCAGGTTTGCGATATGCTCTACCATCTTCTGTAATATAATAACCAGGATACTGAGTTTCCTTCATATCCTCAGGAATTTTTATTTCTGGATAATTATAAGTCACTTTTTCTTTTGGTTTACCTATGGGAATATTCCAATTTTCTCTTGGTTTTTTCAAGTAAACCCATTTTCCATCTTTTTTGATGAATTGTGCGCCTTGCTTATTTGTTTTAATTGTTCCTTCTGGAAGTTTCTGTTTTCCCATGATCAACCTTGTACTGATAAATTTTTTGCGAAAAATTTTTTGATTTTGAATGTATTTGAATTTATGATTTTGAAATGCCTTTATGATTTATCGCGCTTTCGTAACACTTTGTAGACTCAGGGATCCATTGCGATTTAGAACGACCCCCCCCCTTATACCCCATCACGCGCCGCGCCCGACCCCCGCACCCCGCGGGGGACCTGCATCCTCACGAACGCAGAGGGGGGTCACCCCCGCCCTGCGTGTGCCTCAGAGTACTGGGCGGCGATGGCGGTAGCGGGCACTCCCCAATGGATGTACTGAGAGGGGCGGGATCCGTTCTTCAGTTGATCAGCGCGGGAGATCCACTTGATCTGGCGGGTCTGGAGGTCAGAGCACATGGCAAGGGGGAAGCGGGTCATCGGTCTGAGGTGTGAACTGAGAGAATTGTAGAGCACGAAGGGGGCAGGGGTCAATACCCCAGCCACGAAAGGAACTCACCCGCATCCACGGGACCGAATCGGGCGGTCACCCCATAGTCGGTTCGGAAGTCATCCCACAGACCATGATCCTTTGCTGCCTGGCAGGCGGCGGACCAGCGGATGCACCCGTTCTCATCGGCGCAGTTCCAAACGATGGCGGGGAAGGTGGAGCAGTGCATGGGGTTGTCTGAACTGAGAGTATTGTAGCAGATCAGGGGTTGAAGCGGTCGGCGTAGACCTGTTCCAGGCGGTATGCTTCGGATTCGCGGGAGTCGCTGTCCAGGTTGCCCTCCAGAGTTTGGCGGCAGTGGATCAGTTCGTGAATCAGGGTCACCACGTATTCAGAGCGGGGCAGGTTGCGCTCCACTTCCACCAGGAACTCCAGGTCATCCTCCTGCTGCTGCCATCCTACCACACCCTCAGAGGTCAGGCGCTTATGATGAACCGTGATCGCCGCGGCCCCCAGCAGCGGTTCCTGATCAAGCATGAAGCGGTAGATCTGCTGTGCCAGGCGGGGGCGTTGCTTCTGTCCTGAGGTGAGCAGCATGGGTCCGTTGCGGTTGAGAGTATTGTAGCAGGTCGCGGGTCAGTACCCGTTCAGGAAGTCTGCCAGTGCCTCACGGTACTCTGCCTCCGTCTCAAAGGTGCGGGCACCGATCGTGCGGGGGTAGGTTGCCTTCGGAGCAGGAGCGTTGCTGGGCTCCTTACCCTGAGAGCGGATCTGCTGAGCGTAGGGGTTGGAAGCGATGGTCATGAGTCGTTTCGTTTGAACTGAAGTCAGTATAGGGCCAGGATGGGGCAGATCGCCGCGGCCAGTGGACAGTTCAGCGGGCGTCCCTTTCCTCTTGCGTCACCCCACCGTTCCACCCCTGATCCTCCAGGTAGTATTGCAGTTCATAGGATGATGGGGAGAATCCAGGACGGCGGAGCATCTCAGCGATCACAGCATCATGGCAGGCATCATTGCCAGAGCAGTTGGCGCGGTTCTCCAGATCCTCCAGTTGCATGTCGGTCAGTTGGGAGAGCAGGTCAGGGTTGGTGCCGAAGTCGATCATGGGTCCGTTGCTGTTGAGAGTATTGTAGCAGATCAGCGGTTCGAACCGCGCTCAAATCCGTTGATAAAGGACTGGAGCATCGTGGCGCCCAACTCCTGCCAGAACTGGCGGTCGGTGGCAATGTCTGCCGCGGCCTTTACCCAATCCTGCGGGGTTGCCTCAGCAATGGCGCGTTGCTCATCAGGGGTGAGATCGAAGCGGGTCATCAGAGTGCCTTGCGGTTGTGAGAGTATTGTAGCAGATCAGTTGGCGAACCATGCCTCATGGGCAAGGTCGGATGCCAGTTCTTCCAGGTTGTCAGCGGTCACCCGCTCAACATAGAAGTCCAGGTGATCAGGATCCAGGCGGTCCAATCCGCACCCGTAGAGATCCTGTGCCTGTGCCTCTGCCAGGTCGATCAGTTCCTCTGCCAGTTGGCGGCGGATCTCAAGGGCGTCGATGGGGCAGGTCATGGGTCGTTTGCTGATGAGATCAGTATAGAGGCAAAAGGGAAGGGTCGTCCCCCTCCGTTGTGCCACTATCAGAATTGGACTTCGCTCAGGGTCGGGGCGCTGATGGCGGCATAATGGGCAGCAGCGTCAGCGATGTTCTCCTGCTCCACTGAATCGGTGATAGAGTCCAGGATGCTCAGCAGTTCGGCACCGTTGGCGGCGCGGTTCAGCAGGGCAGCAGCAAGGTCAGCGGTCATGATGGAAGGAAGGTAGAAGGTCAAAGGGTGGGGGAGAATCAGGCAGCGATCAGCAGGTCATTCTCCCAGCGGGCGGCGCTCAGGATCTCATCATAGATTCGATCCGCGACCTGATCAACGTAGCGGCGCTCATCTGCTTTCATGATCGCTGCTTTGCACTGGGCGGCGATCTCATCGATGCTGAGGGCGCGATCGGTGGCAGGGTTGTAGCGCATGGTTCGGTTGAGTGAACTGAGAGAATTATAGAGCAGTTTAGGGTCGGTGCTCAGGACCTTGTGCCAGTTTAGAGGTCGTCCATCATCTCACAGATCTCCAGACCGTCGATCACGGGATCATCCCAGCGGCAGCCGTCTGGGGTCTCCTTGCTGCCACACTCCCAGAGTTGGGCTACCAGGTCCTGGTAGTTGCGGCAGCGGCGAGCGGCATGGTAGATGCTCTCATCGTTCTGAATCCAGAGGGCGACGTTCCAGGTCTCCCAGTTTGCCCATCCGTTGAAGGTTGCGGTGCTCATCGGTTTCGTTTGAACTGAAGTCAGTATAGAGGGTCAGCGGGCGATCAGGTCGGCAGCAGTGGACAGTGCGTCTGCTGTCACAACCCGCACAGGGCGGATCGGTTCCCAGAGCAACCATAGCAGGGTGCCACCGATCACAAGGCGCAGCATGGTAGCACGGTGAAACTCAGGGGAACGGGAGCGGGTCAGGGTTCGCATCATCGTTCCAGTTGTGCCAGGGAGGACGGAGCGATGTGAGAGGGGGAACCACAGGAGCGGTAGAAGTCTACCATACGATCCGCCTCCTCTTTACTGGTGAACCACTGAGACCGCCACTCACAGGCATTGTAGGGGGTCTGGTAACGGACTTCGAAACGCATTGGGGTCGTTTGAACTGAGGTCATTCTAAGGGCAGCGCCGCTCAGTGGCGGTCGCTGATGTGCCAGTTGGTGGATTGGACCTGAGGGGGAGCGATCTCATCACGGCGCACCGCCTGGCGGTATGCTTCCTCTGCTGCCACCTTAGCGGTGTACTCTGCCATCACGCTGGCGATCAGTTCGTCGTGAGTCATCTTGGTTTGTTTCATGAGATCAGTATAGGGCATCAGGGGGGCAGTGGGCGGTTTGGTGGACGGTTCGGGAACTGGCACAGGGTGCCTTGCTGGGGGTCGCTGGGGCCCTATACTGAGGTCACAAGCGAAGGAGGGGCGGGGTAGCCCTGAGGACGAAAAAGGTCGTCACGGGGGCAGCCTTGAAATAATAGAAAAAAGAAAGTATAAAAAAAGGGGGCGGATGTTGCCCCCTTAGGTTAATCTCAGTTCAGCGAAAGTTCATCCAGGTTGCTGATGCTGATGGTGCTGAACTCTTGCAGAACCTTTACATCGTTAATGTCAAAGTACAGGTCCACTGCTTCAACAATGCCGTTGTATTGTGCCTGCAAAACGTGGTTAATCTTGGTGCGTTCTTTGGCACTCACAACATCATCGAATCCCTGAACTTCGCCTGCTTTGTTGAAGCGGGGTGCCACACGGGGAAGCACACTCACAAACAACACTTTTTCCATTTGAATGTTAGGAGCGAACATCAAACGTGCCGCTTCGCCTACACTGGTGTTAGCGTAGTTTTTAATATTTTTGTTGATGTTGCTGTTAAGTGCTTTTCCAAGAATAGCAACCTTAAGTTCACCATTAACAAACCCAGCAATATCAATGTCAAAGGTGCCACCGAAACCATCAACGGGAAGTTGGTATTCATACTGCCAGGTATATTCTGCCCAATCAGGATTTGCATTCAGAACCTCATCCAGCAGCACTTTATGAAACTCATCAGTACGCTTGGAAGAACGAACGTTCTGAAAGGAAGTCTCGAGGAAGGTTTCCATGTTAAGTGAAGAGAATTGTTTGTGGGGGGTCGGTTTCCTTCCCCCCGATGACATTAGTATGGCAGAGGGTGGGGGTCACCGCAAGGGGGTGTGTGCCACTTCAACGATTGGCACACTGAAAGCGTCCGCTGTTGAAGTTAGCGTTAGAAAAGACCTCACGATTGACCAGTTTGAACATACCAAACTGATTCACCAGAACGTAACCCTCAGAGTCGATTCTGTTGCCGTAGAGATAAGCGGCAGGACCATCATTGCGGCAGATGAACAAACAGTCATCTTTGATAGACTTCACCAATTCCCACAAACGCAGCAGGTTAGCATCACAATCGAAATCCTCAGGGTTGATCTCTTCACCAGCACGAATGCAGGCGTTGATCTGTTGTTTGATCTTTGCTGCCTCTTTATCACTCACGAACTGTGCAGTGGTTGCCATTTGACGGGCGAACTTACACACCTCTTCAACATCAGCGAACGAATCCTGATTGTGCAGGATGTATGCATTCGGTTTCACGAACTTCACCGTTTCAGTATCAGTCCAGGTGCTACGGTCAGGGAATGCCTGAGCATCACGAAGATCACTCTCAGCATAATAGCAAGTGTGAGGGGCGATGATAATTTTCTGGGAAACTACATCGGGGAACTGATACGTAATGGTGTTGGATTTGTATTCAGTATCACCACCGAACCCGATGAAGTCTGCCTGATAAATTGTCTCAAAGCGGGGCAGATAATCAAAGCACGAATGCAGAATGTCTGCCACGTTGCCTTCATAGTGTTGATCAATCTCATCGTGAGAGTGAGCAATACGAATCTTCTTTTTGTTGAATACTGCTTTCGTGCCCACGAAGAATGTACCCGTTGCAGGATCAATCCCCCACACAATTGCAGGGGCGCCATCAATCTTGACGCTCAGATTGCCAGGCGTCACGAACCAATCCAGGACAGAAAGATCACCCGTGAGGATGGTATCTTCGGGGTGCTCGAGGTGTGTGTTTTTCATGCTGTTAGTATGGCACGGAATCGGGGGGTCTGGGCGGTTTGGTGGACACTTGCCCAACTGGCACAGGGCGGCCGCTTCATGGTATAAAAAAGGGGGGCACGAATGCCCCCGAATTCTTTATGCAAACATGAACCCATCTTTGAATTCATACTCATTGTAAACAGGCGAAGTTCCCGCCTGTCCAACGAACTTATGAACGAACCAATTCCAGTTGCGTTGAAATACACATTCGCCCTTGATTCCATGCTCTTGAAGAATCGCATTCAGGCGGGATTTGGTGGTGTTGGACTGATGCCCACCATCAAAGATCTGCACGAAATCATCACCAATGGTGGCAATGTGGTTGCCGTAAAGAAACACTTTCGACTCGTTAGTTTCAGAATCGAATTGAACAGAAGTGTTGTCTTTTTGCCAGTTCTGATTGTTCAGAATGGCGGCGTTCATTTCACGTTCGATCTTACGCATGGGTTGAATCGCGTTGACAAAGGTAGTATGGACCAGATCGGGGGGCATTGCAACCCCCCTTGTGCCACTTCTCAGACTGTCACATCCTCCAGCAGTTCGGGATTGTATTCTGTAACCTCAGCGATCAATTCTTCATCAGAATAGGACGAAAGATTGTCCCTCAAAGTATCATAAACGAAACACTCCATTGTTTTCATGTCCATCCCATCTAGAATCTGCTGAGCATAATCAGCGATGAGTTCTTCGCGGTTGATTGTCATTTCAGTTAGCGTAGAGTGGGAGTTTCTTACGGAGACTGATTGCATCGTCAATCATCTCACCAACCTGTTCGTAAATGTAGGACGAACCACCTACATCAGCGAGCACATCTTGCGTGAAGAGTGAAGAAAAATACACTTCCTGTTCGTCTTCATCATTCTCAAACACATCATGTTGAGTGAACACGAATGCAGCACAGGGAGCGTTCTCACCTTGACTCTCAATCATTGAGTTGATAGAGTCACGAAGTTCAGAAAGTGTGCGGAACATCAGTAATCGTAGTTTGCGTTCAGGTACTCATTGAGATCGAACTTCTCACCTTCACGAAGTTCGGGAATGTCCAGGTCGAAAATCTCACCTGGCATGTCTTGAATCTCTTGCCAGAGTTCATCAAACATGGTTTGTCTCTCAGGAACGAATGTAATTTATCAGGGGGAAGATCGGATTTCAACCGATCTTGTGCCACTTGCTCAACCGTCACACCTCACTCATAACTTTAAGACGACGCATGATATCATAAATTTCCATATCATCCATATCGACTTCGTTCATATCAACGGGAGCGAATTCTTCGAGGTTAATATTACCATTTGCATAGATCGGAGCATAATACAACTCATCACCATCTTCCTGACTCAAAGTATACACACAACCGTGATTGGTGGAAGTGAGAAAAATCATCGGAAATCTCAGGAACGAAACCAACATAACCCGCCACGTGGCAGATCACAACCCCCCTTGTGCCAGTTCTAGAACTGTCCACTAGATGCCCCACCAGGTCCGCTGCCGTGCTATCTTATAAGAAATCCAATGAGGGGAAGGGTATCCCTGCTGACGAAAATACATCGCCACTCCCCCTGCCATAAAATATTCATTCTCAATAAGAAACCCCTTATTGAGAATAGGGGATCTTGTGCCAATTCGAGAACTGTCACATTAATCGAACGGATCGAACTCTTTCACCCTACAATGGAGATCTTCATTCGGTTCGAGTTGTAATAGTTCTCGCCAATTAATATGATCTAGATCTAGATCATCATAACACATAATGTCTAGTGTAACCTGTACAATGCGTTTCTGTGCTAACATGACATCTAGATGTGTATGTGTACTAGATTATATCATGCATAATGACGATACGCAAGTGATTCATAATCTTGCCCATCTCGTGCATAATCCTCGTCGAGATCCTGTGCATCTAGTGCATAATACTCGTCGAGATCCGCGTAATCATTGCCTGTGTATGTGTAGTCGAGATCGTAGTCGTCGTACATAAGCTCGTCGAGATTTGTGAACGCTATCGTATTGTAGCATAAAACTCGACGAGATGCAATCTAGACTAGATGTAGAGCTCGTCGAGAATCATACCAGTATATATACGGTCTCGTCGAATTTTATGTGCATCTCGACACATATCTCGACTAGATTCTATCACGAACTTATAAGAATGTCAAGGCATTATGAGTCTTGTGTGGGTCTGGGGAAATTTCGGCGGGTGTGTGGGTTGACAACTGCGCGTTCTTATGCTAACGTGCTAAGCCTGCATAAGATCTGAGTATTACTTATAAGATCTGGGTATTCTCAACACAATACCTAATTGATTCTCAACAAACAATAATTATTGAGAATGTTATAAGAAACACAAATATATTTTTGTTAATAATAGGTTAAATCTTCATTGTATACTATACAACACAAAATCTGATACACCATACAATAAATCATATATACCATACAATATAACACAGTATAACACCTTACAATATACAATGGAAAGAGGAATCATTTACCTTATTCTCAACAAGCAAACAGGTGAAAAATACGTCGGAAACACCACACTTGCAATGAACAAAGAATGGGTACACCACATAGATCGTTCTAAAAGAATGTCCTCAGAACCCTTACATAAGGCATTCAGAAAGCATGGTGTGCATAACTTTATGATTAAAGAACTGGATGAGTATGATAATACCTGTTTAGAAAGTAAGTTAAATGAATGGATAGACAAATATAAACCTGAATACAATCCTGCTCCTGTTAATGCAGAAAAAACGGTAATCCCAATGCAGGAAAAGCGGGAACCCGTAGGGTTGAGCGATAGCGAAATACCTAAACCTAAAAGAACATATAAATCATCACCACACCTCATACAATGGAATGAACAGAATAGAGGAGATGGTAAACACTTTGGTATTAAGATAAGAGGTAAGAACTTAGATACTGGTTTATGTACTGACTATGAAAATGCAAGAGTCGCAGCAGAACAGGTCACAGGTAATCCGCGAAACAATTCGAACATTCTACTTGCTGCCAAAACTGGTAGAACTGCATACGGATACAAATGGCAATTATTAGAAGAGAAGAAGAATAAAAGATCGGTATTTGGTGTCAATAAAAAAACGGGGTTGATTGGTCCCCGTTATGAAAGTATTAATGCCGCTGTTCGTGCCTTTGAGTGTACTGATAAACACAGCATTCTCAAAAGTTTGAAGAATCCTGGTAAGTATAGTTGGAAGAGTTATTATTGGTTCTATGGTTAATTACTTATTATAAGCCTCATTCTTTTCTCTATCTTCTTTCTCTGCGGTCTGATTCAAATGCATAGTCGTATGCAGGCGCTGTTGATTAATAAGACGATTGCGAAGACGGGCGGCGGCGATTGTTCCCTTAGCCTTTGCAACGGCGACTTTTGTTCGATCCACACTACCATGAATCTGTTCCATCAGTTGCGAAAACGTCTTCATTGTTACTTCGAATCCTTTTTTATATTTAGAAGATTGGTATGATTTCGGAGTTTATAAATCCCTCGTCTTTGACATGTTGCTCCCAACGTGATGCATCTTCAATATTATAGAAAATTGCTTCTTGCTTCGCTCGTTTGTTGTCCTTCTTCAATTTGTAGTATACAACCTGGTATTTCATTTTTGTTCCAATGTCGAATTACGCCTGCAATAATGAATAAGTTAGTAATGAGATAAGTGAGGAATATAACAGTCCGTATATGAGCAACGTGATCTGATTCTCGGTCATTCTTTGATGCCTTTTCTCCAATTGCCTTTGCCCAGAGTCTCCATAATGTTTTATTCTTCATGCCGCCTGTTTTCTTTTCACTTGCAGATCTCTTAACTTCTCACCTGGTTTTCTGAGATCAATATGAACCGCATCTGGATCATTTGGAAGTTTTGATTGTCCTGGTGTCATTTGTTCCTGAAACTGTCTGAAAGTTTTCACGATTGATTCGGAATGATTGTTTCAGAATATTTATCGGTACGATGTCCAACATGATTCAGTTCGTTCCATTGACTTGAGAAGCAAAGAACCAACAGACGATTGTTCTTGTGTAATGAACATGCCTGAACGTTCTGCTCATCCTTTGGAGATACATTCGTCTCAATCGTAATGTATTCCTTATCCACAAAATAAACCCAACCTTCGACTCCTTTGGTCCATTGAACATAATCGTTCAGACGTGGTTTATACATACGCACATTCAAGCGGAGTTCGTTTGGGAATCATTGCCGAATAAGGAGTCGTATCATCAATATTCACACACTTACCGACTGTCTTACTATTGATGGGTGAGAAGTATTCTTTTGTTTTGGTGTTGTAGAATCCCCAGATACTGCGAGTAACCCCACCACCATTGTAACTAAACTGACTATGATTATGAATCCAAATTGCAATAACATTGCGTTTAAAGTCAACTTGCTCATAAGAATATCCTTTGGGTGGTTTGTGGGGGAACTCAATCATTTTTGGGGATTTGGTATGGCACGAAGTGAATTAGGATTGTATCCATCGGCAATCAACTGAGTCAGAACTTGTTGTGTCACTTCTTTGGTCATGTTGACGTATTTCTCATCAACCAGTTCCCAACCACTTGTGCAGAGTTCTTCAATGCGATAAAGTTTTTCCATGATTATCAAGTCGTAAATGCATCAATGATACCAGATTCATACTCATCAACAAGAGCAAACTTTTGTGCCTTGACGACATTTGGCATGATTAGATTCTGATACTTATTATCAAAACCATCTTCCTCTGAGAGAAGTTCAAATGCTTCCGTATCATTCTCAGCAATCAGTGAAACGACTCCACCATATTCAGAAGATGGAAACGGAACCCAGTAGTCAACAATGTAAAGAGATTTCATTGGTATGTGTAAATTACTCGGTCATTTTAGTGTAATAGTTGGTGTTTGTCAAGTTTGCAAGTTGTCGTTGAATCTCAAACTTGACAGGAAACAAATGCGAAGAAAAGAAACCAGCATACTGTCCATCTTTGAGAAGTTCATAAACATTCTCAATCTGCATTTGTGCCAGAATGAGTTTTGTCTTTTGATCCATCACACAAACTCCTGAATGTAATAATCGACGGTGATTTCCAGTTCTGCCGCCTTCTGCTCATAAAGATCTTCGGTGTATTTCTGAGCACAGACCCATGCCTCATGATTGAACTGTTCGACTTCATAGTGTTTCATAAAATCCTCAAAAGCATTGATAAACTGTGTGATGTCTTCGTCGTTCATTTGGCGTAGCGACAATCGGGATGAGGTTGTGGAAGTTCGGCACAGACTTTATCATATGCCTTGAACAGTTCTTGATCACGTTTGATCATCATTCCGTTCCACATTAGAATGCCGATGATTGCAAGAAACCAATAAGAAGTTTTCATCAGCAGGCACCTGCCATCGGATTCACATTCACTGATTCAGTGTTAAAACCAGTCACTTCATAACCAAGACCAATGCGCTCATCACACTCACGCTTAAAATCGTGCTTGGTGATACACTTGGTACTCATGGTGTCCACACCTTGAAACTTCAGAACCTTGTAAACGAACTGAGTGCTGCCTTCGATGGGGAAGTAATCCACAACCATCGTGCCAGTGGTGGAGGTCAGTTGCATTGGGTGTCTCCCGATTACCTTGTAATTATAGGTCAGAAGGACGGCACCACGTCGTTGCGTATGCCAGTTTGCGATCTGTCCATCTGCTCCCAGTAGGAATAGAGTTTATCATAAAGTGCTGGCACACTTCCATACTCTCTGGCAATTCGGTGTTCATCCACATTTTCAAGATTTTGAAGTGCAGAAAGAATCACACCCATCTCATGAACATTTAGATTTACGGTTATTTCTCCCATACAATTAATCCCAAGATACGTTTTGAACATAGAAACTAGGCATGACATTTGACCATGTGCCTAGTTCACCAACACTACCAATTTTATATTCCCATTTATAGGCAAACTTGTTATGACTATCCCAAGTCATAAAACCTTCTTTCTTATCAAACCATGATTTGATTGTCAGACCAAATCGATTTGAGAATATATTGCGAGTGCGAAGTGCTCCACCCTTTTCACGGGTTTCAATCACAACACACAGGTCAGTCATTGGTTCACCCTCATGCATCAGAGCACAAGAAGTTTCATATCGAAATGGTTGGTAAGTTTTTACCTCTTGTGCATACGAAGGTGATGCAAACAAAAGTGTGGTCAAAAGAAGAAACTTTTTCATACGATTGATTTCTTTGAATTCAGTATAGCACGACGGGCAGCATATGCCTCAAATTCAGATGGAAATGATACGATGGTTTGTCCAGTATCAGACCAGACCAAATACCAACGCCCAACAAATTTTTTAATGTAAATGGGTTTCATACACACAAACTCACATCAATTTCTTTGATATTCAAACCACACAGTTGATCATAGACACGCTTACAGATAATATCAGATGCTTTCTTTGCTTTTGACTTTTCATACCAGATGGTGCAGAGACCATCAAAGGTTTCAACACGAATGCGATAGTTTTTCATCAGAAGTGTGCCTCAGAGTAGTCAAGTTGAGTGGAATACTTTGCAATGGCATCATAGCACTTTTGAGTCATTTGTGCATCACCATCAGCGACATAACCAGTCAAAAACTCAAAAGCATACTTCATACGCTGTTCGGGTTGTGCCAGAATACGCTTCAATTCTGCCTGCTGTTTCTGATAGGCAGAATTGTGAGCAAACATCTCACGGTCAACGAAACTGGTGGTGTAGTAGGGGTGCATCAGGTGTTCCCTTGATTACCTTGTAATTATACTGCCTGCATCAGGCGGTTTGGGAAGCACTGTGCCACTTGTGGGACTGGCACACCTCTTTTTTCAATTAGATACTCTACATATAGGGTTTCTTCCTGTTCCCGTGCCTCTATTTCGTGTGGTTGATACCAATAGTCGTATTTTTCCACTGGTTCCTTAGAATAACACAATTTTCCGTATCGAAACCGCAGCGAACCGACCACCCACTGCCGCAGATGGGTCAGTTCATGAAAAAGAGTTTTTATATACAACTCCTCAGACATATAGGTATTGAGTTCAATCAGGAACTCACGGGGACGATAAGATTCTCCCACAACATCGCAATAACCATAAACATGCTCACGGCGCAAACCACGATGATGAATCTCTACATCAATCTTATGGCGTGGGAGAAACCTATTCAGAAACCAAGTGGTAACGTCCTCACAGAGGCGTTTAGAATAACCGTATCCAGAATACGTGATGTAAGACATTGACCCCAGTGCAAAAACCAAATAAACGAAGAGATGAAGATCAGTTTGTCAGTCGTGTTCATCAGGAGTTTCGATAAGATAACCAACGACTATTCCAATCGGAATAGAAAGTAAAATCCACAAAAGTAACCAAGTCATCGGGCAATTACATCCAGAGATTCTAACAGCATCATCGCAAGTTCCATACGATTATCCTCATCAACCACGGGAATGTTAGCATCAACAAACTCAGAAGCAAGTTGAGCAAAGAGTTCCATTGTCCGCTCATCTGCAAATACTGATGTGGCAAACTCACTCTTGAAACCATCACGCAGCAGTCGCAGGGACTTGGTAATGGTCAGTTCACGGATTTCGTTAGCGTAAGTCATTTTAAGAAAGTGTTGGGTCGGAATGAACATCAGCGAAGATAAAGGTAACCACCTGCCCAGTCGGCGTGTTGCAACAACCATTCACGTTGCTCAATGATGCGAAGATCATAGCGAACACCTTTGGCAGGTGCTTTCCAAGATGCAGACTTATACACTTGACCAGTTTTCTTATCCACAAAAGCATGAACAGAGCGAGAACCAGCAGCGTTCATAATGATTTTGTGATACTTACGACCAGTTTCAGGATAGAACTCATAATCACAAATACCCTGTTTCAGTTTCTCAATACAAGCATCATGATACTCTACATCTTCGGTGCGAAGTGCATGAGACTTAATGCTGTAATCAATGAAGTTCTGACGCAGTGCCTCACAGAGAGCATAAGTGTGCCCCAGAACGGCAGTTGCAATGTCCTTTCGTGCCTCAGCAGCGGCGGCGTAGTCAGCGAAGGTCGTGGTCATTGGTTGGTTGCGTATGTGCTTATTATAGAGGCAACTGGGCGCCTCTGAGCGGGTTAGTATGCCAGTTCATGATCTGGCACCCACGAATCATCATCATACAGGTATCCCATCCAATCTGCTGGTTCAGAACCATAGATTTCGATTTCCCGCAGTTCTTCAATCAGTTCGGACAGGTCCATAAGAAACCCTTAATTACCTCAGTATTATAGCAGAAAACCCGCCTTGTGGGCGGGTCGTGTACCAGTTATTAAAGTGTCACTTGTTCATTTGCAAAGTGGGAACAGGCATTCCACCTTCGGTAGGAACATAGATCGTCACGTTACCTTTGTTCGATCCTTCTTCCAGTCCAGTGATATAAAGATATTGAAGATACTCACGATTATCTTTCAGCGAATTGCCAATGATTTGGTTTGCTTTTGCAACACCAGTAGCACGAATAACTTCAGCATCAGCAAGTTGTTGGGCAGAGTCTTTCTTTGCCTGTGCTTCCAGAACTGCTACCTGGCGAGTATATTCTGCCTTTTGCAGTTCAGCTTTACCTTGTAGAGATTGTGCCCACACATTGTAAAGTGGACCAACCACAGCATTGATAATCATCAAAGACAGAAGAAAAGAAACGCCGATGATACCAGCGTTGCGGAGAGTGTTATCAGGTTTCACAATTTACCTCAAATAAAATTCAGGGAATAATCCAATCGTAACCATCAGGTTCTTTAACAGTCTCAAATCCATCATATTCATCAATACGATAAGGACCAGAGACTTCTTCAATAGCAAGTTTAGCACACATTCCGTTTGCTTTGTCACCCAGTTCTTCTACAACTTGAACCAGAATAGGATCATGACGGGAAATATCATTCCCATACCAAGTTTGTTCGGAATACTTTTTGTTGAAAGCAATACGTTCTTCTAATGGCAAGGAATTCCAGTTTTCTGGTTGTTTGAGTTGTTCTTCTGGTGGAACCAACCAAACGGTGAACATATCCATGAAGTCACCATTTTCAATCCAAACTTCTTTGCCTTGAAGTTCCCAGTAACGTAGACATGCTTCACGGGAAAGATTGAACCCACCGTATTTGGCATTATATACTACTTTAGTCATGATCAGAGTTTGAAAGGAGAAACAATAATACGAGGTTCAACATAAACAGGACGAGTCTTACCACTACCATCAGGGTCAGAACACATCACCCAAGTTCCTTCTGCACTATCAGGAGAGAATAGACCATTAGGATCTGCCTGTGGAAGAGTTGTTCCACTCATTTCATATTTTTCTGGATTGGTGTATTGTGTAGCAGCAGGGAGACCATAACCAATAGAGTTGCACAGAAACACAGGACGACCAGTAGTTTCGGGAACAGTGTAAGTATAAGTCACCAGACCATCTTGGTCACGCATTTCAATAATCTGCTTCAGCAACTTACGTTCACGGAAGTTCTTAATGGCAGGCATACCACTTTGAGCAGTTCCTTCCTTCAGAATTTGTTCTTGTTGATAACGTTGAGTATCATCTGAGTTCTCTTCAATACAACCAGTCAGAGTAAGACCAAGAACAGCAAGTGCAGCAACAGAAACGATGGTTTTCATTGAGGAAGATTAGAGATAAAGGATTGAAGATCAGAAGGCATAGCATCGGCAGGAACTTCTACAGCACGATGCCGAATAATATCTGCAAGTGCTTTCTTATGTTCGGGCGATGCTTTGATATATTCAAACTGCATATTTTGTAGTTCTTGAACAGCACCAGTTCGGAAGGACTTTGATTGCTCAAAGGTATTCCTACGAACATTCTCAAACTTAGGAGCAAAGAATGACGTAAAGATCAGTTCGTGATAAGCAATACCCCAAGTCAGAGCACCCAATCCAACGACACCACCGACAATAGCAAGAATAGGTTTCATAATCAGTTGTAAGTGCAGAGTTGTGTCATTCTACCATACTGGATACCTTCAGACCATTTGCCACCAGCACTGATACAATCTTGTTTGGAAGGAAGAATGGAGTTTCCTGTGGCAATACTAAACAAAGCAGCACATCCAATACCAGCAATAGCAACAACAATCATCAGTTCAACAAGAGTGAATCCGTTTTTCATTTTGAAGAAACGTTAGATTTGAAAATAAGATTGGCAAGAAAAATAATGGCAAAGTTCTGCCAGAATGACAAGGTTACACCAAACCAAGACAAAATAAGTCCAAGCAACCATGCTTCAAAGAATAGTCCAGCAACGGCAAGGACAATTACACCAAAAGCAAAACCAAGAGCAGTAGAAGTTTTCATAGATCAAACAGCAAGAGCACCAGAGGGAATTTCAACGATTTCAGGAAGTTTAGAATCATCGAACTGGTGCATATTATAGCACACCCACTCACCACTACGGAAGACATAAGCATACTCTTCGCTGTTATCAGGAAGAAGATACTCACACAGGTCAGCATCAAGGCGAGGAGGGCAGTTATCGCCACGCTGAGAGTAGTATTGAGGACCATATTCTTGAACTTTCCAACCGTGTGTGGGATCAATACTAAAACGATCCTCAGTCCAAGGAGAACTCATATCACCACCATCAATCAATTCAGCGACTTTCTCTTTGGTATCGTAGTGAGTACGAAGAATGCGACCCATCCATTCAGGATAACCATCCCAGTGGGAATATGCAGACAGAATAGAACCATCACGAAGTTCGATGCCGATGCGGGAGCGGGTTGCCATTAGGGCGTTTGTTGATTACCCATATATTATAAGGGGTCCCCAGTGCCCTGAGAACCCCCTCTGTGCCAGTTTTTAAAGTGTCACTCAATCCATTGTGAACTTTTTCTTAGGTGCTTTGATTACTTTTTCAGTTTTAACTTCTACCACTTCTTCAACCTTTACAGGTTCTGGTGTTTGTTCAGGTGCTGGTTCTTGAAAAAGATCTGTAAATCTAGACATTTTTATTGGGAGTAACTAAATGTATTTATTTTTCAGTCTTCGTAAACTCTACATTCTGGAGCATCTGGATGAGTATCACAATAAAGTTCCAGTGGTGTAGGATCGTGAGAATCTTCTGGATGATTTTCTTTATATGCTTTAAGCGCCTCTAATTCTTCTTCCGTGTGTCTCCTTGATTGTGGAGAAATCAAAGGATCACTCAAAAGATCTTCATCCCTTTGAATATGTTGGTCGATGTTATCCATTGTTTTGTATCGTGATAATAATATTTATTTTCTTATTCGCTTAATGAGTTACCTCGCCAGTTTTTTGGTGGCGGGGGATCACATTTTCCTTCAAGTGAGCGAACCATAAGTTCTGCAAATTTTTCCATTTTTTGAGCAGAAACTGTTTGTGGAGCATAACTAATTGCATCTTTAAGTGCAACAAGTTCATTCCACTCTTCTTCGGTAAGAATTTCTGTGCTTGTTTTAGGTAAAGTCATCAGATTTCTGCAAGGTGTCCCAATATTAGCATTTCAATACATTACTATCTAGAAACTTAATGTTTTCTTTGGGATCACGTTACATTACTTAATGAAGTCATCAAGTCTATCAAGATCATCTTTGAGATCTTTTTCGTTTTTCTGATCATGAAAGAAACTCCATAAGGCATTATGGACATCCATCAGATGATCAATCCAGAAACCAGCAGGATAAATCCCGAGTTCATCTTGCAGACCACGATGAGAACAACCTTCTTTTTCTGCCTTACACATGATGTAGCAGATTGCTTGAACCATATCAAGTTTGTCAGATTCGGAAAGCATAAAATACTTTCCTACTGCACGTTGCTTCGATTCTTCAAGATCTTTTTGAAGTTTTTTAAAATCATCGGAGTCCCACCACTTTTGTAGAGATTTGCCAAGATCATTTTTTTTATTTTCTTCCATTTTTTAGTTTGACCGAACAATAAATTGATACATTTGAGTAAATGTGTGAGGATTTTCTTCTTCAAATAATTCCCAATTATTTAAGTTAGTCATTGACTTATCGCTGGGAAAGTAATTTAAATATTCTTCTTTTATAAAGTTAGGCAAATTAAATCCACAAAATTGTAAATTACATTCATCTAACAAAGAATTAATTTCTTTAATGGTGAACTGGTGTTCACATGCATGAAAACAAAGATCTCTACATGTAGATAATCCATAAAAATCAATGGACATTGTTGTTAAATCTTCAAGTTCTTTTAGATCTCCAGAAAAAACTTTCTTTCTAAATTCTCTGATTCCTTCTGGTGTACATTCAATACCAAGAGTCTTTATTATTTCATGCGCTTTTCTAATTGAAGATCTTGCTATTTTACTATACAAACCTAACTTCATATATCCACCAGTATGTAAAGAGTCACACAAAGATAGTAATCCAAGTTTTGGATTTTCCATGTGATGCAAAACACCACCACATTCTATTAAATTAAATTTTTCCCCCAACTGTTTAAGATTTAATATATCCATGTGTATAAATCTTACGTCATTCATCCCATATTCTTGTGCTTTTCTTTTAGCATAACAAAGACTGTTTTCACTAAGATCGATCGCAGTGATTTTTGCATTATAATAACTGCTTGCAGATATTACTTGCTGACCAGTTCCACACCCTGCAATTAAGATTTTAGGTTCTCGTATTAATGAAAGATTTAAATTTAGATAATTTGTATGTATTGATGCCCTTAGGTCAACTTCCAGAGAAACTGCCGATTGTTTAGGAGTAAAATAAACATATCTCCATTTTGGATATGGATTTTCAAGATATTGATTTCTGACCTTTTCAGATATATTATTTTGTATTACTCCAATTTTTTCTATTGTTTTTGATAGTTTTAACTCTTCTAATGGTTCTTTGAGTTGAATTTTAAATAAAGATCTTTCAAATTTTGTTCTAGGAATATGGTCTTTAATTGATGGAACTTCATCAACAAGATTGTAGAGAGGAATATAGCAAGAAATAATTGATAGTAAAGAAAGATCTTCTTTACATTTTTCTTTTAGAACTTTTAGAGCGGATAATTCTTCTTCACTCACTTCATAAACATAATCCGTCATAAAACACTGAACTGCCAAAGATTGCAGCAGGGATGTCAGATCTTTTGAAGGATTAAAATCATTTACAGATTTTAGGCATACATTTTTACGAAAATTAGTGAGTGCTCTTTCCCAAGATAAGTCGGGAATTAGCATTAAAATCAGAGACTCTTTAAATTTTCTGTCTTTTAAAATTTTTGTACTAATATTATTGTAGTCTGTTAAATTTTCGAAAATTATTAAATACTCATCATAAAATTCAAAAAATAAATTAACAAATGAAGTATGGAAAATATCTTTTCTTTTTAATAACTCAGAGTATCTCTTATCATTCATCTTTTCCAAAGATAGTTCCAAAGAATCCAGAGTCTCCTGGTCTACGATTTTCAAGTTTATCAAGAATCGCATCAGTGCTTTGCAGTGATTCAATACGACTGATAAGGTCTGCAATCACACTGCAAACCATAGGGCGTTCTTGACGAGCAGCGTATGCCAGTGCATTACGCAAAGATGCTTCTGCTTCTTTCAGGGATTCTTCAACAGATTGTGATAGTGCCATTAAAATTCACTCCTTCTTCTAGGTGGTTCAGGTTTTGATTTATAAAAACAATATTCAGGAAGTTCTACTTTCTGCTCTTTGAAATAAGAACAGAGTTGTTTTACATCATTTGGATATTCACTATTGTATAATGCCGAATTGATATTGTCAAGATGGCAAAAAATATTATATCCACAAATAAGTATCCCTATCATCCTTTGATCCAGAATCCATCGTCAGTCATACTCCACCCACCTTCCATTGCCTGATCCCAAGTCATATTATCTGGACTAACTTTTTCAGTTCTCTTTACAACTTTTTTTAGAAGATAAGAACCATCACCTTGATCCACCCATTCTACTTGATCTCCTTCTTTAAGATTTGCTGCTTCCAAAAGATCATCAGGGAAAGATACGATATAATCTTCTAGATCATCGCTTACTTCAACAGGAAGAACCCACTTCTTCACTTTATCTTTTTTATTTGCAACAAGATATTCAAGATCGCTATGTCCCCAAGGTGGCATAGATGGTTCATAATATTCCTTTTCGCGCATCACAGCATCATATGCCTCAATATGACCCTTACCATTGCCATTCAGAAGGCAAAGAAGATCATAACAACGACCAGCATGATGTTTGAAGTAATGATATTCTTCATCTACAACACCTTTGATAGTATCGTAAACTTCTTGCGGTGTTGCTTCTGCACTGGTAAGAGCATCTCTCACCCATGTTTCAAGTTTTTCAAGTGAATACTTTTTGTAGTCAAAGTCCATTAGTAAAGTCCTTGATCGCTTCTTCAATAATAACCTGAATTTCCTTTGAAGTCAATCCATTCAACCATTTCCAATTTGGATCTTCTTTGTCCCAGTCCATTGTAAAGGATCCATCTTCATTTTGGGTTATTTTAAGACTATCTTCCATTGATTCCATACTTTTCATTTAACTCATGAACTAATTTAGGGGTCATAAAATTCATATTAATTAAGACTCTACATTTATTTTTTGATGGAGAATGCCCAGTATGTTGCATCAATCCATCAAAAATCAGTAATCTATTTTCAACTGGTTCAACCTCATGTAAGATAGATTTTCCTTCTCTATCAAGTAAAATTGTATTTCCGTCACTTGTGTTCAAGTAAAAAATAGCAGTCATGTGCTCATACTGAAAATCTGTATGAAGTTCATGACGATGATTTAAAGGATTGAATACTGTCATATCTCCCCTTGCTCTAACTATTTCCATAGGTTGATTGATAATCTCCTCAACCTTTTCTTGTGCGGAAAAAACTAATGCTTTTGTTAGAGTGCTTTCATACCCACCAGTAAAATATCCATTCCAATGAAGTTTTATCGCAAATCCAAAAGATCCAAGAACTTCTTCAGATTCATCACCAGTCAAACTGCCATTAAAGGACCAGTTGCAATAATCACTGAGAAAGTGGTCTTGCAAATCTCTAAGGTAAGGTTTTGGCAACAGATCATCAATTACTTTAAAATATTTCATCTTCTTCAAATACATCTAATGACTGAACTTCATGTATAAAGAATGTGAATGTCATTCTTCCAGTTTCTACCGAATCCCCAAATACATCAGAAAGGGCATGAATTCTTGTTCCTTCATATGCAACTAAACGATTATATTTGTTTTCAACATTTATCATCTGATTATTTCTAGCATCAAATACGCTAGTACCAGCATTTAAAGGAGCATCAGGACTCAAATACACAACACCAGCAGCAGCAGTATCAAAATCTTTATGAAATCTATCTTGCCAAAAATCAGGAAAAGCGTTTCGGGTTTCCTCAGTAGTGACGTGAAAATATGTTGTTATGGTAAACTCTTCTGCTGGATTTTCTGGGTCATATGGGAAAACAAAATTATCCAAGTCAAAATATTCATGGCAAATATTAAAAATATCCTTAGCATACCCATCCAAAATAGGATTATTTAATTTTCTAAGAGGTGGAGTTCTTTGACCCCTCCAACTAGTTGGTGGAATTGCAAGACTATTATTGACTCTATACTTACCATGAGAAAGACCCATATTTCTAATTAGATTTGGATCTTCAAAGTAATTATCTTTAATTAATATTTTCATGTCAGTTTTCTTTTGGTTTTGGTTTACTACATTCATTACAATAATATGAATAACCGTCACGAAAATATTTTACAACTTGAAAATTGTCAGAGTTTAGTAATTTCTCTTCACCACATTTATCACAAATCTTGGTCTTTTTTGATGGACTTTCTAATTTTTTTGAGTTCTTTAAGTTCAGTTTTAATATTTTTGTAAGCAGTGTCAGCATCCAATTTTCCTCCCATTTCCAGTGCAATGATTATATCAACTCTGGTTCCAAAATGTGCAAGTGCTTTTTCGAAATCGTCTAGGTCATACATCGTAATTAATTCTACAATGCTCGGCAAGAATATCTATACGAGCATCAAGAGAATTTTCCATACGATAGAGTTCATTAGTGGTTTCTACATTTTCTACTTCTAAAAGTTCAATGCGATTTTCCAACTCAATAAGTTTGGTATAAAGATCTATATGATCTTCTACAATTGGTTTTTCTGATGGAGAAAGTAACCAGTTAATAACTTTATTAATCATTTTTTTAACTCACGAATTTCGGTTAGAACCCATAACATTTCATCTTGAAGTCTTTGTATACGTTCATCAAATGATTTGATCCATTCAATAATCATATAACTTTCACCAGTTTCTTCATTTTTAACTGTATAATAATAATCACCCGTATCCTCTTTTTCATAAGGATACAGGCGTTGTTCCCAATCAGAAACTATTTTCCAAAGTAGTATTCTGATTTTTCTAATCATTATAGCACACCTACTTCTTTCAAATAGTTTCTATATCTCATAAAACGATTCCAGTTTGGTTGTCCTTGAATATCTAATTGATGACAAATTTCACAATAACATAACCACTCATACCAAGGTGTCGTAGGATCTAATACATGATATGGATAATCAGAGTTTTCCACCTACTTCCGACTCATAAGTTTTGGATTCAGGGAAACCTTCCTGCCGTCCTTTAAGATAAAAATGTGTCGCTGAGATACACTGCTGTTCAGTGAGAGATGTGATAAGTCCGTTACCATCTTTGTCAGTTGAATACCAGAGTCCATACTTTTTTTGCTCAACGTAGAAGACATCATCAATTAGTTTCTTTTCGGTCATTAACTTGTTTTACAGTTTCGTGAAGTTGTTTCAGTGCCTCGATGGTTTCGGGAGTTTCTTCCCATTCCCAAGAGTTTCCATTTTTATCAATAAAAGTTCTTGTCGTCATTTTTCCTCTGAGTATTTGTATCCAATAGTGTAATCTTTCTTTTTAAGATTATATCGTGCAATGTGCTTTTTCATATGATCTTCGGTTTGAAAATAGCACTTGCGGGTTTCTTTTCCCTCTTTATGAACCAACTTCCAAGGAAACTGATCAAAGGGAAAGTCTTCGGTGTAGTCCATCAGGTAGGTTTCTCAACACGTTGAGTATAGACGGAATCGAACAGTTCGTCAAGTATCTCACCACACTGGTGATACTCTTTGCTGTCCAACACCGTTTTCTCAAACTGGTAACGACGCACGGCAGTAAAGATCAGTTTATATTGTTCAGGGGTAAAGTTCATCACATTTCTCCAAGTGTATGAATCACAGGTTTTTCGTGTGCAAGAATACGATATAGATCTTCGTTCTGTGCTGCTGATATTGGAATGAACTCCGTCTTATCATCAAATTCATCATCACGTATCGCTTGGTTGATTACTATTGATCCTTCTTCTCCTGACCAGGATCTATGATAAGTTCTCTGAGGAATGACCAGAGCACCAGAACTGCGATTAAGATGAACGATATGATAAGGATACCTCCACTCAGGATTTACAAGTTCAAATGTGCGAATGCCAGACAGAACACGATTGTGATCTACCTGGTGATAATGAATGTAAAACTGTTTTGCTCCTACAATATCATCAGGAGGAGAAATAGCAGGTCCTTCGTGAACTACAAGGTCAGATGCGTTCGAACCTTCTACCGAAATATCGTAGAAGATAACTGACTGAGTTTCACGGAATACTCTATGTTTTTTAAAACTTACTTCGCTCATTAGTCGTAAAGATTTTGCTCCTGATTCAATCTATCTATGTGATGATAAATCGTCTCTTGTGAGTATTGAAACTCATTAAAACGTCTTGGATTATTTTGTTGCATTTTATTTAACATATTAATCCAGTCGTAGCGTTTATCTACAACCCACCCGTAACGGCGTTCATCGTGCATCAAATCATACATTGAGATCATTTGAACCCCTTACTCTTCTTTTTGTCCAGAACTTCAATATGACTCAAAAAGTTTCCACCACGTTGAAACCAAGTAAGTTGAACATCCTCATAATTATCAAAGATGACCTCTTTACCATCTTCAAAGATGACTTTATAATTGTGGCGATCATATGGTTTATCGCAAGTTTGTTTAAATGTCTGAGTCATTTTAGGTAATGAGGTTTTTCAGAATCAAATGTTGTCCACTTTGCTATTTTAAGGCACATCAGCAAAGTTTGGTGTTCACGCTTATACAGTTCCCAGTCTTGTTTGAGTTTCGCAGCATAACGACGACGATAGGCACAGCACCAAACATTATGGAATATTTTATCCTTTTCAGTCATCATCCCATGGTGCTTTACGACTCATTAGTTCTTTAATTCTTTCTACCACAGCAGGATCTTGTGGTTCATTGATTCGTCGCACAAGTTCATCATATGCTTCTGCGGATACGATAATCCTTTCTGGTTCTTCTGCTAATCGTAACCTGCGTTCTGGACTGATAGTTGGATAATAAGGATCATCATATGGAAAGATATATTCTCTATACCATCCAATACTTAAACTCTCCCAGAACTCACCATATCCCCAAGTATCACCGTCATCATAACAGTCAAGAATATAAAGGACATTACGAAATCCATCAAGGAAGAGTTCCCATTTTGTTGGATTTTCAAATCTCACGGCGTTTCATCGCTCCAATAATAATTTAGTTTATCACCATCTGCGTGAATATTCAAGTGGTAAATCTTTTTGTCTTGTGTGTAAATGCCCACCCACAGGCTCCGTTCGTTCATACTTTCCAGGTGAAACATTTCTACCTCTTCCAGTACAATTTCGTCTGGATTTTCTTCCCACCTTACTAGTTTAGTCATTTTACCTCCCAAAACCTACCATCAGGACCACAAGAATAATCAAGTCCTTCCCATCTATTTGACCTCAACATATCACAAAATCTGTTCTCATTACCAGTTACAAGATTTTGTGAAGTATTTGGTGATTTACAAGTATCGTGCCTGTGTCCCATTCCAAATAGATGAGACAACCAATCTTTACGATAATACTTACAATCTTTACAGAGTTTAGTCATTATGCTACTCCATCAGCACTATCTTTGAACTCTTGTACTCTTTTCAGAAACTCATCACTCTGAAGATACAATCCTTTAATCAAATCCTTGATGTCATCAATCGCAATGACATTATACTCCATATTCATATTTTCGCAGATGAGTGCGTCAATCATACATTCTAGTGCCATTGCTTGCATATGTTCTGGTGTAATAGGTGTCCCGTGCGGAAGACCAGAACATTCTTCATTATAGAAGTGATTATACCGTCGCAGAACAGTATCACTTCGTTCTTTGCGTTCCCATTCTTGTTTTGCAAGTTCTCTGTTTGCTAACTCACGACGCTCTGCTTCCTCAAACATTGCGTCAGGATATGGCTCTTGATTACTCATAAGTTCCAAAACTTTTTGATCAATAGCATCTTTCATTTTTTTCATATCCTGTTCGTAGATAAGTTTCCTCAGTTGTTCTTTGCCGTATTCAGTAAGTTCGTGTTTTTTGTTACGGAGTTCTTCTACTTCTTCTGGATTGAGTAGAAACCCATCAGGAATGTGACCGTATTCTTCAATCATTGTTGTTTATAAAAAATAAATGTATCCAACGATTAATCCAATAGGTAGCAGTTACAAGAAACAACCATAATCCGATAAGACCAAAAAATAGAATAAACTCTTTAAGTTGTTCATTAGACATTTTCCTCACCCATATCGTTCATTTTGTTCCATAGCATATTCTTTTTGACATTCCAGTTCTCTTTCAAGTGCTTCAATTCTATCACACAACTCGGTAATAATGTGTATCAAAGAACGATAGTCAATACTTTCAATATCATCCCCATTTTCCATATCAGGATAATATGTGTATAGGAGTTCTTTCTCAAAGTCGCGTTCAGTCATCGCAGCATCCCCTTGATTTCATTTAAACAATCGTTGTATCCTTCCACAACTATTTCAACAAAAGTATTTTGACTTCCTGATGCTGATTGTTCTTTCGGCAACCAATCTTCTACCAAATCTACAATATCATTACAGGCATCAAAATCATAACCAAGTTCATCTACCAATCTATTAAAAAGTTTTCGTGCTTGATATTTTTTCACCAACCTATTCACCACATCATCCATAGGTTTTGGATTATCTTTTTCATCCCATTCTACTTCATCATAATACTCTGGTTCATCAGGACACTGTGGTTCAGTATTTTTTTGTGTAATAACCTCATTATAATAATCATCTTCTCTTACCTTCTCTTCATATGCTGCCTGAAAACCTGCTTGGAAACCCCTCCACCTCATATCATCATACTTGGAGTCAGTTTCCAATTCAGGATACTTGCCGAAAACTTCTTTATATGCTTCTTCTACTGGTGTTTTTGGTTCTTCCACTCTCTTATATTTCACACCCATAATGGTTGCATAGTCTCCTTCTATGAGAACTTTTGAGATGTCGGTTTCAGTCATTGTTAGTCAGTCCTACTTTGGTTCCTTCAAGTCTACCACTATTATACCCCACCACGAACGCAGAGTGCAACCACTTATACATCAAATCCTGACGGGTCTTTACATCTTCTACCTCCGCATCACCAAAGAACCATTCACTACGAAATGAAAAACCACCACAAAGGTCATTAAACCATTCCTGAAATGCGTCTTCAATTGTATCATCAAAGTCCCAATCTTTTGTAGGATGGTTAGTCATAGAATGTAAGGTTGCTGTGGGTCTTCTTTCCAAACTTCCTTGTAAATAATCCAAGGCTCTTCTGTATGTGTCATCTGAGCAGTCCAATGTCGTCCATTTTCATCAACCGCATCAAGATAATGAATGCGTGTCTTTGGGTCAATCACTCGTGTGATGTGTGTGAATTTTACTCGTTCAATCATTTTACTCCAAGTTGTTTGAGTTCATCATCAGTCAAGGAAGCAAGGTCTTTCTTGAGTTGTTGAAGTTTTCGTTCTTTTGCTTTTGCCTTGTCTGCCTTTTCTTTCTCCAGTTGTTTTACTCGTTTCTCATACTCTTTGTCAGTTTCTTCACGATGCTTGTAAAGATAAGGAACTTCTTGGTCGTGACAATCACCATAATCTCGTTCATATTCAATCACAATACCTTCCCAACCAGCATCCAATTCCCTCTGGAGTGAAGCAATAATACTATCAAGAGGACCATCAAAATCCCCCCAGTATCGTTGAGTTTCTTTGACTTTGATGCGTTTGATAGTCATTTTACTCCAAGCAACTCCTTTTCTTCATCAGTCAAACGAGCAAGAAGTTCTTGTCGTTTTTGTTCTTTGATTTTCTCTTGTCGTTTTTCTTCCAACATTTCATCAAGAACATCCATCATAGCATCAAAACTATAACATCCTTTGTTCCAGTTGCTCTCACCTTTTTGAGTGATAACTACCTTTTCATCAAAGTTTTCTGGACGGAACATTTCATAGATACGAACTACATAATCACTATCTTTGTCCTCACGAACCTCAACACTTAAATCAAGTTGTTTTGCTTTGGAAAAGAGTTTGAGAAGTTCAGTTTCTCTGATAGTCATTTCAGTTCTGGTGTTGTTTGAGGTGAAGTTGGATACATTCCATAACATCATCAAGTGTAGAAGCACTACCATCATAGTAGTAATCCATATTCATTACATCTGTGACTTTGAGTTTGTAATAAAAATCTCCATCGGATGAATACTGATGAATGATGATGTCAGTTTCGTAGTGCATCGGTTTGTTTCTTATGAAGTCATTATACAACCAAAAGGAGCACCTGTGGGATGCTCCTGGGCCAGTTCTTCAAGTGTCTACCCATACAAAAGAAAGACAATTTTTCATAAACCAACGACTAATCGCAGTCGGTTTCTTATTCATATAATACTTCAAATACCCATTACCAAAAGTATAATATCCAACTTCTTTACCACCTTCTTTAATCACAAAACTGGAAGTAATATTACCACTAGTCGCAGTAAGTTTAGAGTAATCTAATTTTGCTGGAAAACTTCCATTCTTGCGAGCATACTCAATATCCTCAATAATCCTTGTAATCTTTTTGCTAAACTGATACTCTTGGTAATATTTGAGTTGTGCGAACTTATACTCTACATCCTCAATCTGTTTATCAATCTTCTCATCAAACTCTTGTGAGATTTCTTCTAATGACTTGCGTGGTAGTTCAAGTTTGAGTTCTTGTGGTTCATCTGGGATCGTGAAGTATTCTTTGATGAGTTCATACTTTTCATATCCTTCACTCGCATTAGCATACAAACTCATACACTCAAAGACATTCTTTACATCTTTGATGGTTTTGATTTTACTTACATCAAGTTTATGATTTAATGGTTCAGTCATTTTAACCTCAACTTCAACTTTTCAACACAATCATTCCAACCACAAGCATATCTATCATCACCATCATCTTCATCAGGCAACCATCCAGCAATCTTATCCAGAAGTTCATCACAAGTTGAGGAAGTTTCATCATCACCCCACCACTCACGAATAATATCTTTGAGTATCTGTGGTTTTGGTTCCTCTACTTTTTGATACTTCACACCATCAATCATTATGGTTTCTTCATCAAGTTTTTGATAAACTCTCATAGTATAATCCATAGCAGAACTTCCATATTTTTTTCGTTCTACGATGATTTCTGGTTCAGTCATTTCAGTTCTTCCTCAACTTTTCATAAGCAATATTTAACTGTCTTCGCACACTATTCAATTCACTTAAAGACGCAGATTGTGATTGAAGAACATCAAACTTTTTATGTAATTCATCAATTTCAGATTGAATTTTTTGAGTGTTAGTCATAATTTCCCTTCTTCACATCGTTGAACCACACACCTTCAAGTAAACGATAAGTTTCACCATCAGTAATACGAACCAGCATCATACCATCATTAGGTTTCTTTTTCTTATACCAAATAATAGCACTTGGATATTCCAGACGATAATAATTCTCACCATTATAAGAGACAATCTCAAATTTACCACCAAGTTCAAAATACATTCTTGGTTGAGATTTATGTGTCTCAATCTCTTTGAGGAGTTCAAGTTTCTTTTGAAGCACTTTGATTTCTGCTTCTGTTTTTTCAATATCTGTGTTAAAAGTCATTTGGTTCAAGTAAGGAGTAGCATCCATCACACCATCCTCTTTTGCTTGTCTAAAAGCCTCACGAAGACCATCGGCAACTTGTTCTGGTGTTTGTGGAGTTGGTTGAAAGTCAGTCATTTTATTTTGCATTAGATAAGTAGCACAGTATTCTGGTTCAAAACAACCACCTTGAATTGAGTTATTTTTTGCGTCTGCTGGTGCATAACAGAACCCACAGTCATAATACTTACAGGTCATTTTTCTCCTGTTCTAAAACATCACGGGCACGGTCAGCAATCTGTCTCAAACTAATGCGAGGGTCATTATAAGATGTGGGAGTCCAATTATCACACCAACTATCAAGTTCAATAATAACTCGTTCTAATGCTGATTGAGTTTTATTCATAATTACCAATCCAACTCCACATAAATGCTCCACCCCAAATTATTAGGCAGATTATCTTTCAAGTATTCTAACATATAATCCTGTAAATCATAAGCAGTTGGTGAGCATTCTTCAATCAACACACCATACTCCAAATCTTCTTCGTGAATACTATACTTCACCCATACATCCACCACTCGTAGGTTAGCATAATTTACACCACCAAATCGTTCTGTGGAGTTCTTGTGTTCTTCAAGTGCCTTTGTAGCAACCTCTTGAATGAGTGTGAGGTTTTTATTGATGGTGTCGTTCATTCTGCTTTCACTCCACCATAAGTATCAAAATGAGGTTTTGGGTCATTAGGTTGAGAGTTATGAACAATCTTTGTGGAATTAGGAGAAACGCAAGGAATAGTATTAGGTGTAGTATAAGGAGGAGTATACATTTGATAAGGTGTCCTATTCAAATACTCTTCAAGGATATTACAATCCCAAGCA